TAGGAACGTGTTCGGGTCTTCTCAATCCTCTGAAATTAACGAATGCTAAATTAGTGTTATCATCTGTTACAGATGTAAAGTTGGCACCGCTGGAAAATCTTCTTACATCTTTTACGAAATCCATGTGGTTAGCGAATGTGGAGGGTTCTAATTCAGTCGCTTGCAAGACTTCATCCCAAGGTGCATCTGCTGTGTAACCTAAAGCGGTAAGAGTGGACGACACCTCATCAGGGGGATTCATAACTGTTACTTTAGGATCGTTCAAATTTTCCACTCCTCTATCATCGTCATCGTCGACAATCCCGCAGCTCGAACTTAAATTTGATTTATCGCCACTTATAGCGGATACCGCAGCACTTTTAGTTGCTCTTATGACATGAAATATTTCTTCGTCGAAAATTAAAATCAAAACTACTACTAAAATTACAGCAAATAGAAGTTGGTGATTTAATTCCATCTTTAGTTGTAGTGGATACTATATTATCTGTTATAAAATAGCGGATAAAATTAAAAAAATAATTTTATATTTATTTTTCGTGAATACGCGAACGCGATTAATTTTTCGTATTCCTCAACCAATCAGAAAATTCTTTTTTCAAAACGTCCTCTTTGATAGACGCAGGTTTGCTAGTTCGTCCGCATTTTACTTGTTTCAGATGGGATATATCTTCTTTTATTTTTCGAATATCTTCAATAGAAGAGTATAAGGCTACTATATCTCTATACACTTCATACACTTGTCGTACATAATCGTTAGGTTCGTCCACAATCAGTTCCGCTCTACAGGCGATATCGTCATCTTCTATTTCTATTTCATCGATATCTCTGTCTCGGTTGTTATTTTTAACTATATCGACTAACGATTGCATAGCGCCTGTATATCCGGCACATATTTTTTCAAACTTAGGGAGCATGTTTTCCAATTCTTTTACTTTTGTTTTCAAATCTTCTTGGAATTTTCTGTTCCTGACCTCACAAACTGCATTAGGGCCGGATACATACACTTTATACATTTTGAATGGATCGAAATCTTTAGTTGTGCTCATCTCATACACGACCGAATTACGCTTCTTGCTTATAGCTTCCTTTTTGGCTTTCTCTAGTATTGTATCCCTTAAAGCTTTGCGTAATTTTTGCTCAGAGAATACCATGTTGTTATTATCATCTTGTGCTATTTCGGCTCCAGTGGTCAATGTATTAACTGAATCGAATAATTTAATAGCTTCTCCGTATTTATCTTCCAACACACTTCGGAAGACTTTATTGGTCTCTTTGAATATTTTCTGATATTTCTTTCCAAGAGCCGGATATTGTACTGCAAAGTTATCCTTATAATATTTCTTCAATTGGTTCTTCGCGAAGTTATGAGCTTTCTTATCTGCTTTTTTATATCTTTCATCTTCTTCCTCTACTGACAGAGTATCATCTATCCCAATAGTTTCGTAGAACTTATCGTATTCGGGATGATATGTCAAGAATCTGGCGAATTGTCCGATAATCTCATTCATAATGTAGTAATCTATGTCTATCTCTACATTCTCGCCTCGGATAGCCATATAATCCTTATTGGTCATAGAATCGAAATATTCGTATTTATCACCTACCTTGATATCCGATTTCCTTCCACGCAAATCATATTGCCATGGGTATTTCTTACTTACTATGTAATTAAATCTCTCGCCTAATTCGGGAGCTTTGATTCCAATATCCGGGAATGTTACCTCCAATGCTCTCATTCTCGACACAAATTTCAGTACAGTTACATTACCTGGTTTAAGCTTACCCGTTTCTGGGTCTTTGCCAGGCATCCTGTATCGAGCACTCTTTATAAATAAATCGGGTTTGAACTTTCTTTTCGCAAGTTCTTTTAATTTACTTTGTACGATTTGCTTTAACGTCTTTGTCGTAGTTATGCAGAAAGCTTCTTTAATTACTTCATAACAAATGATCTTCAAAAATTCTGAAGAACCTCTCTTCTTAACTTCTAAGCCTCTAACAAATAGAAGCTTAGATTTGGCGAATTCTTCTAATGTACATTCGTTCATACATATGCTCAAGTTCACTATACCTTGATGTTGAACTCCAATATATTTCTTCTTTCCGACGAAAGCATAAGGAAATAATACTTCTTCGTAAGCCATTTTGAGAAATCTAGTACCATTATCTCGGTATAATAACTCAGCTATTTCTGCGCTTAAGATATCCATTTGTTCCATAGTTATTTCTATCATCTTGGTCCAATAATCCTTTTTAGTTATTCGCCCCGTCTCGTATTCCTTATCTACTACCTCAAAATAAGGCTCGGGAGGGCTGATATACAAACTATCGGTGTTATGTACTATCATTTTACCAATTCCAGCGGCAAAATGATGATTACTCGTAGTAAGATCATACACCATTTCATACTCGCTAGTCTCTAATTCCTCTAATTTTTTAACTGCGTATGAATTTCGTTTTTGTTCATCGCTTACGGTGAGTCGATAAATATCAGATACACCTCCTTTAATCGGTTGACGTTTAAATCTGTAGTTTATGCTGACTTCTTTACCCATCATGGAATTAATATAGTATAAACCGGCGGCGCCTATTTTACCTTTATTGTCAAAGCGGTTTATAGTTTGAGTTTTATCTTTATCACCATCGCCTATATAATATCCCTCATAAAACGCTTTCTGAATTTCTGGAGAAGCATTGATTATTTCATCTGGTAGCATCTTTTCTTTGTTTTTATTGTAAAACAAAGCTCGATACTTTTCTACCATATTCTTAATACTACCTACTGGTACTAATTTATAGACGCCAGAGGATTTTAATGTATTCAGAATTTTGAAATCGTGATTAGTTTCACATGATCTTAACCATTTTAATGCGTTTTTTAGATTTTTCAAATCTTTATTGTTTATAGCCCATGAGTATCTGATAGATTTTTTACATTCATATCTACCGCAACTTCCGTCAGCATAGAAAAATCCCCATGCTTTGGCTTCTTCTATACTTATTGCATTCCAAAATTTATTACCTACTTTAGGTGCAGGTAGTTCAGAATGTAATAATTCAGTCCCTATTTCAATATCTCCGGGTTTGGTTTCTAAACCATTTATATCAAGTAAACTATGGTCTTCAGTTACATCAACACATCCCGTATGAGTTAGAACTCTAAACATACGTTTGTTTATAAAATGACGGACTATATTTTCAATCTTAGTCCATCCTTTATCTGACCATACTTCTAATCCATCAATAAATGGATTAGCTTCATATTTCATCATAAGTGTTCCTTTCTGATCGCGATATATTTTCGGATTCCAATCGCCATCAGATAAATCACCTATGGATTTATAACTTATAGTGCGATCTGGTAATCTCACTAAAATAGGTGTATCTTCAGATACAGAATCCCCGTATTTTACATCCCATCCTTTGGATTCTACGTAAGATTTTACAAACTTTAAGTTCCTTTGACCATAAGTCGTAATAGCGCCAGCGACCTGTTTAATGAAGAACGGAGATAAAGAATTTCCTGTTTCTCCATAGGCAGTATTCATGAATACTTTCAATCCTAATTGTTTACTATTGTAATAAGTGAAGAAGAATCCACACTCATCATACAATCCTGTAATATTAGACGCCACACATGTCTTCGTATAATTTTCGGCTGCATTAAAGTATTCCTTGTTGAAAAATTCAGCAATTTCTTCAATAGCCTTGACTTTCCATTTATAGAAAGTCTTACCGGTTTCATTGAAAATCCTGACTCTTTCAGCTTTTTCTACTTCTAATGATTCCGAGAGTAGTGCTTTTTGTTCTTCGATACTCAACGCATCTACTGCGCTTTTTGGATTTTTCTCAAAGAATTTTTCCAAGTATTCTTTAGGACCTGTATAAAAGTCCATCTTTTTCTTTACGCTGGATCGAATATCAAATAGAACTTTAAGCACGTGTGCTAACAGTCCCATTCCTTCATAACCAACGATTTCCATTTTACCGGTTTTTTCGTTGAGTTTCTCGATAGGAGTGTGTTGCACAAACCATCCTTCTACTAATTCTTTTTCCTCTTCTATTTGATCGGGAAAACCATATCTAAAGCTAACTTTAGCGAATCGATAAGGTCTTCCAAACCTGTCCAGTTTACCTTTCAAATATTCCATATAACTTTCATCTTCTATCGCCTTTTCGGGCGAGAAATTGTAAGTCATAATTAAACTTGGATATAGTGAACTAAAATCTTCCCCTGAACAGGGTCGATCTTTTCGTGAATTTTGATCATTACTCTCTTCATCAGGAGGATATTTATCGTCAAAATCACTACTGAATAACTCAGCAAGTTGACTAGCATTTCGCTCGTCTCGTGGATCAACGTCTTCTTGAGTGAATTCTGATTCTAGATCATATTCTTCTTGAAAACTAGATCGTCGCCTTCGTTTAACCGAGCTGTGATCTCTGTATAATCCTTTCACAGGAGGTACTACGAATGCTCCAGGATATTTCCGTTCATCTTTTTTCCCTGTAGTAATACAGGAAAAAGCGATATTCCATTCTGGTTTTATACCTTCTGCCATACATAAATTACGGATTTTCATACCTCCTGCTCTATACAATGCATCGAACATAGATGTGTAAGATAAATTCGCAATTTCTCGTTTGTCAGCTATTACGTTTCGTACTCGTAATAAATCATGACACCTTCTAGCATCCACATTACAATAATGTACGACGTCAGTAGATTTTTCTATCAAATGATTAATATCATTTAATGTTAATTGTTGTAAACTAAGTAAACTGCTGTCGATTTTCTTGATCCAGTCAGCAGATTTAGTTTCTTTAACGGAACTTCCAATATTTTTGAAAAATTCGTAATCTCCGCCATGTTTTCCTATCAAATCTCTTATGGAGCCACGTATGTAATCATATATGTCATCCAAAGATACGTTCTTTATTGCAGGATCTACTATTTGAAAATATTGCCAAAGTATTCGTAATATTCGGTATATTTTGAACATAGTTTGATAAGGCATATCTTCTTTACCTCCTAATTTGTTCGCAGCTAAGTAGAAGTTTAGGTTGCTCTTCTCCGCTGTTGGGAAGAGTTGCCTAAATATCGTTCTAACATCTATACAATGAAATCCTGGAACATCCAAGAACTCTCCATCTGTATTCATATTAGCTTCGATTTTAATTTGTTCTGTCCTCTTTCCTCTTATGAGCCATTTTTTATTTTCTTCGGTCCAAGGTACGCAGGATGCGTGCTTTTTGACGAAGTCCATAATTTTTGTACCTTTATAGGTATCGTACATTTCAGCTCTTCTAAGAATAAAAGGCCAATCGTACAAACCATCATTAAATGCTACTACAAATTCAGGGGCCATTCGCTCCAACAGTATGCATTTAACATAAATTATCTCTATTTGATTTGTACATTGTACAATTAAACAATCTTTTCTAGGTGGAGTTGGCATGTCAGTAAAATTAACTACTAACATTGGTTCATTAGCGTTTTCTACGACATCTTGATACCAACTAAAACTACAAGCTCCCATAAATATAGTATCTTCTTCTTTTACAATTGATTTATCTCTGGGATCAGGAAATGAAAATACGAAATCGGGATCAGGTGCGTTACCTGTTTTACCATCTCCGTTAGTTTCTAAATCCCATGACATTTCTAAAGATTTATCACGAAGATAATCTCTATATTTGATGGGATTAGATTGTATATCTATACCCGCTGATTTAGCGTTTATGAAATTTTTAACGTTTACTTCGAAAGTGTTAGGAACACTAATTTTCTTCGTGTAAGTGTTATCATTCACTACTTCGTAATTTGAAATTTGATTCCAACCACATAATTCGAATTTATATTCTCTAGCCGCTTTTCTATAATAGCAAGATAAATCATCCGAAGCGGTTTGTAATCTAACTGTTTTAGACACACCTTTGCAAGTGTATGTAAAATTGTTTTTCAAGAAATATTCTAAACACCTCCTCCTTGCTTGCAAGGTGCGGAAATACAACCGAAAATATTTCGAAGGTTCTTCACTAAAATACTTGAAAGGGTATTGACTAACTTCTTCTCTTCTAATACAATATATTTTATTGTTTTGATTACTAAATATAAAATCCAGTAAATTCCCGAACTCGAATGAATCTATACCATCCGGAAATTTAAGATCGAAGAATGGTTCTATTCCAGTTATAACAACACTTGCTTTGGATCCATCTTTCAGGATACCAAATAATAGTATTTTATATTCCAGACGACTGCTTTTATTATTATGTATTTCCTTAACGTCATTTGGCATGAATAGTATTGGCTCTTGCTTATCTATTTGCGATTTCAACTGATTTCTTGATTCTAGATCTGTAAAATCAGCTCTTTTAGGAAGAGACGCTACAAATTTCTTAACTGCTGCAGAATCTTTCATACAGGGGAATGGTAATATTTTTCCATGGTGCTCAATCCTATTCATCGTGTTAATCTACGGTAGGTTTGATCTAGATAATTTGTTTAACATCTAATTAAGAATTTTCAATTTTGTCTAAGGCTTATTCACCATATTTTTACGTAGTCGCACTATTTCGGGGTAAGTGAGAACTATCTGTTCTGGCAATACTATCCGAGCCCTTCGCTGACTACGCTCGAAAGTAATAGAAAAGTCGGAAACTTGTATATTTATGTTCTTCTTTTGCGCAATGTATAATGTCAGTTTTAGACTAAAAATATTGTTTGCTATTTTTTCATCATCGCAAGTTTCCGGCAATCCATAAATATAAAATACATTGGACACATTGTATAGTTTTTCTGCCATGTGGAATAAATTGTTCAACTCTTCTATTTCGGATAGATATTTCTCTTTGGTGGTCGGAACTGTTCCTATGTATCTTGATATTTGATCATGTAAAGAATCTTTTTCTTCGTCATCTGATAATCTAGGGGATTTATTAAGCCTTGGAGTAGATGGTATTTCTTCTCTAGGAGAATGTTTAGGACTAGTCTCCTTACTTCTTTTAACACCCTTAAGAGTCGGTAGGAAGGGATTGCTATTTTGATGTTTTAAATTTTTTTTAAGCATTTTATATTAAGGAATGAAAGAAATAGGGAAAAAAAATAAGGAAAAATTTATTGAACCATCTTATAATACCTAGTCGGTGAGCCGAAACAACAGTATCTTTTAATCTTCATGCATTGCAAATCATAATATAAGCGTTTTTCAAATAATCCATTATTATCACTTTTTTTACAACTAAGAGATACGGTTATTTTTGCTATCTTTTTACTACCATCTCCGACCCTTTCTTTCCCTATTAAGAAGGCTATAATAATAGTGATTTTGAAGATTTTATTTTTTTTACGAATATTTCCTGAAAATGTATATTCTTTCGTTAATTTATTTTTGTTTGTTTGATATCAAACCGCAAATTTGGATAATGTATGTTAATTTTTTATAGTTAACTTCAGCTTGAAAATTAACTAGATCGATCGTTATTGTTGTCGTTCTATCGCTTAAAATTGGTATTTTTTCCTTGTACTAGTACAAGGAGATCTTAAATACTTTATTGAAATATCCAGTACCTCCAGCTTCCATTTTCTTCATATTCTTCACGAAACGTTTCAATTTTCGATTATTGAAAAAATAAAAGAGAGAATCCAGTTAACGGTACAAAAGTCCGACCAAGGCTGAATTTTCCTTTTTGTTCTCTAAATTTTCATTATACATCTTCTTCATTGCTTGATTATCTGACGGATCAGTTGAATTCTTATATGCTAATATAGCTGCTGTAGTGGCGTCCAATGATGGATCTATAAAATGGTCTTTTCTGAACAAATAAATCCATACTATGATCAGTGTTATAATTACACCAATCAGAAATCCCACTGAGCAAATATCGCTGTGTTTCTTACAATCTTCTACAAACTCCATAGTTATATTTGGGTGGAAATATAACGCGAAAAAAATAATTAATTACTCGTTTAATGTATATCTCGAATAGGTATGTATAATTCATACTAGCTTTTAATACTTTTTCTTTAGTTCTACATTTACATCTCGATTTATTTTTATAACTTTGCCACATAGGTTCGTAAACTTCCTTACAACCCCCGCATCTTACTTCTAAATATCTCCTGAATCCGATACCATCTTTTCTACTTCACTATATTCCAGACGCGACATCCCTCAATGTAAATACAGAAAAAAATACAATCATATTTTTTATAATATATTTTTTTTCTTACATCCTCCCGTACATTTTCATCATAGCCCTATTATTTGGGGGGTCGGAGGCGTTTTTCGCCGCTAAAATCGCTTTCGTAGTTGCATCCAAACTATTAGGATCCACGAAGAATTCTGGCTTAGTTGGCATCATGTAAGTCATATAAACCCAGACTAAAAGTAAAGTTATTATAATACCTAAAAGCATACCAGCCATGCAAACGCTGGAGCCTTCCTCACTAGTACAACGCTCTAAAAAATCCATTCTCTATTTGTGTAGATCTTGTTATAATATAATAAAATAAAATAATACAAATTAAAAATATTACAAAAACATTATATTTTGTCGTCAAAAATCGGATTGTAATGCAGCCATAGTCCGCAATAATTAATGGGATGCTTACCATAATCTACTGCATTATAAATTCCAGCTTCAATGGCGTTTAGTAGTAAAAATTTGAACAGAATCCAAAAATCTGGAGGATGACCCCATGATTTGTTAGCCATATGTGTAAGCTCATGCAAAACTACAAACATCATAGTGTTGATATCGTGTAGATTGTATTTTCCTTGCGTGTCCGGTTTTTTATGTCTCAAACATAAAACTAATATTTTTTTGTCTTCTGTGTAAGAAGTCGCATTATCAGTATTCTTTGGGCTGATTTCGTAAATATATTTCGAATCATAGTTATTCAACAGCTGTGAAATACGTTCTTGTAGATATTCCTTGTTCATAGGATTTTTGAGTAAGTCTACTATATCATGACCATCAATTGAATCATACATTTCCGTACCTGGTATTACATCGATACGATTGCTCTTGGTTGGATCTAATTGAGGAGCTGAAGGATATTTGATATATTTACCTTCCAAATGCTTCAGCAAAGTGCTGTTTCTCGAATTTATTTCAGATAGCAATTTAGCCGCTTCTTTACCACCATCATGCGCTCTGTGTACTTGATATTCTTCGCAATTTTGACAAGGAGCTACAGATTTTGTATTATATGCACTATATTTTACTCCATGTATTAGGTTATCCCAATAATAAATGAGCAATATTAGTATTAATATTAATGAAGAGAATATTGCCGCACTCCACTTCATAATTTACATATAATCACAAGAATATATTATATACATAAATATATTTATAAAAATTACGACCAGATGGCTAATGTTTTTCAAAAATATCCGATTATATTAGATCTGGTCGAAGGCAGTGATTTAAGGAGCAGATACGTATTTATTGGGGATGTTCCGGAAAAAGTAGCAACTGCTGTTAAGAAGGCATCTCAAAGTGGATCTAATGAAATTTTATCCAAATTTTACGGACCAAAGTGGAAAATAATAATAGGCTTAGAAGAAGAGAAACACACTGGAGGAGATTTAGACATATTCGATATATCTGATATTATTCCTGGCAAGGAGAAAAAAACAGAAGTAAAAGTGCTGGAAGTACATCCAGAGAATAAATATGTTGTGGTAGAAGATGTTCATATATATCCGGAAGATCGAATTTCCGAATTTAAGGAAAAAATAAGTATAGTTATACCGAATCTTCCATTGTTTAAGCAGCACTTGTATGTAGAAAATCGCGGACCTGTTTATTATCGTATTATTTCTGATATAGTTTCGAATGTAGACATAGAACGAGCGGCTGTCGGAAAAACTAAGTTACTAGATTTGCCTATAGACAGTGAGCTATATCAAACAAAAGATCATATACAAATAGAAGCTTTAGATTACTTTACTACTATGGGTGATATATACACTAAATGGAACGCTAGACATCTGAAGGTAGTTAGTTTAGACTATTTCATCTCTGGTAAAGAAAAGCAAATAGAAGAAGTGATGCGCAGCGATACTTATCAATTTGATATGATTTATTACTCTTTCATTCTAAAATTTTGGCCAATGCTAACTTACGATGTGTTCAAATTATATATTAGTGAACCAAATGAATTGCGGTCTACTTATCCAGATTTGTCTCCCAATATCGACATGCTTCGAAAAAAATACGAAAAAGAACGAGAACTGTTGGACAACAAATACAAGTTGTTAGGGGAGGCGCCGGCTTCTTTCCAAAAATATGCTCCCGAACAGGCCTATCTTTCCGAAGGGAAGGTGGGAAGTAAGCAAAAAATAATAGATATTTCTATTAAGAGCGCTGTTCTGACCATGGAAAAAGAATTACAATGGAAAATATTCGATCTTTCCGCATACATCAAAGTCAACATCAAGAATCTTTTTGAAGAATTGCATGCCAATGAAGCGATACCTTTTATTAGAGCTAGTATTTCTACATCCGCTAATGGGTCTGTCATACTGACTAAGATAAAATCCCCCCATCTAGTCGAAGGACAATTAAATGATATACCAAGAATATTCGAGAAAATAAAGTATAGGATACAACTGCCATATATTAATACTTTGTTAATAGTAATACCTGTACTTCAAGAAGATTTATATCTCATCTTGACAATTCATGAAAATGGCAAATATCAGGTTAGAAGTTCTTGGGGAGAAGAAATTCAAATAGATTTCATGAAAATGTATAGTTTGATAGAAAAGAGTGTGAATCCGATTATACAAATTATAAATAGTTTGGGTAGAGGAGTGTTTGATAGCATGAACAGATTACCATTGGTTAGTAAAACAACTTCTGAGTTTTCTGGGTTATATCTTAGTTTATTTTGGAAGTCCCCTCTTTCTTCACCGCAATTTCGTGAACTAGGTGAATTATTGAAATTAGACAGTTCCTCTGATATAATAAAAAATTCATCTGAAGTTTCTGATGCAGGAACATTTGTGTATCAAATGAATAAAGGTATGGTACATTACAATTTCTCGGACATGGAGCAAAACATATACGCGCATAATTATTATGAGTACTTAACTAATTCGAAGATCAAACAAAAATGGACACAGCTTTTTGGAGAAGGAAGAACGATGAAATTCATACATAGAGCTACTGATGTAAAAGTGGAAATACAAGATTTGAAAGAAAACGAATTTAGATATTTTTACGAATACGTCATATCATTGTTTTATAGATTCGAAAATGAAAAAAAGGAAAAGAAAACATTACTCACCCCTAACAAACCGGAAGGAAAGAAAACGAATAGGTTGAAAATTCTGAAATCGAAAGACCCTGAATTATATGTTTTTAAAAAATTTGGCAGCGATGTTGTCTATTCGCGAATATGTCAAAAGGAACATCAACCATTATTATATGATGAAAGTGAATACGCGAATTTAGAGGCAAGTATCAAAAATAAAGCTGTGAAGTTCTGGAATTATACCACTAGCCAACCTGCTTATTACGTATGCCCCAATCCTAAATTTCCCTATTTGAATTTTCTCGTTGGTCAGCATCCCCGTGGGTATTGTTTGCCATGTTGCAAAAAAACTCCCGCGTCCGAAGCCGGAGATGAAAAATATTTTTCTAAGAAGGATCATGTGTATAATACATGTATGCAGCAACATACATACACAGAAGAAGATGTTAAAGGTGGGCCGTCTAGATATATTATGAATTATGGCAAACCAGTTGATGTTGGTCGCATCGGCAACCTTCCAGATATCATAGGTAAATATCTATTGTACAATTTAGCAGACAAAGATACTTTAACAGAAGAACAGATACCGAAAGTCTTTTACGATAATTCCCGGCAATATTCGGTGCATCATTTGTTAAAAATAACGCGGCATAGCAAAGTGAAAGATATACCATTGTCTGAAATGACACGATTCTTAGAGAAAAAAATAAAAGAGTATAACATAAGTGATAGTGAAAGTACTGTGTTGCAAATATTAGAGGACCCGCAGCTAAGTCCATCCGATTATAATAAAATAAGTAATGCGGATGTAGCGCGGCCTATCTTATTTTTGAGGGATAGGGAAGAATTAAAATTAATAGAAGGTATATATAGATTGGCGAAAGCTAAATTGGTTGGGGATGAAAACATACATGCTAAAATTATAACAAGACATCAATTAGAAAAAGCTGTGCTCGACAAGCCGTTAGTGGGCGGTGGAACTAAAAAATTAGGCCACTACTTATATGGCGTTTCACAAAATAATTCGAGTGTTTCAAACGTAGGTGCTGGGTATAGTATCGCATCTTCTTTGAACATGAGTTTTCCGGAGTTTATCGAAAAAATTATAAGTTATTTCCGCAACTATTCCGGAAGTTTAGATTATTTCAAAATTATATACAGGGGTGAGCTAAATAGTTTCTTTTCTACTTTGGATGATATGCTTACTCAAATGTTTGAATTATTTGTGGAGGAAAACGTTAAATTGGGGATTGGCGGCGGTTTCTTGAAAAAATTCCCAGGTTGGAATGAATTATTTATAGAGTTGGTGGAAATTTGTTTCAATAAGAAGGTTCTGTTACTAGATGATACCAGCATCGACGTCGCAGGTACGAGCACAAAATCTACTAAAGCCACTGAAAATATAGAATTCATTATTCCGAATATCCCTTCTAGCTTAGATACCATAACAATAGAGAATATGATACCAGATTCAGAGCATGCGGGAGTTAATGAATATATAATCTTGTTAAGAAAGAGGAAAAAAGCTAAAACTTTATTCAATAGCAATTATGTCTACTATCCTATATTTGTATTTGTGCCGCAGTTATTTTTCAAAAATAGACGGGTTGAGAAAAAAGTGTATACTCACAAAGATGAAATAATACAATTGCTGAGAAAAGTTTTACTAGAAGTAGTGTCTAAAAATAGTACTACAATATTAAGCGCGATCAATTTATTTACTGTGCAGAGATACGTTTCCAAAAGTACTGTCAGCGCGGTCATAGAAAAATATTATATGAATAATAGAAACACTTGTTACGCCGTGGGAATTTCATTCCAATCTCACAAAGGAAGAAAATACACTATATGGCCTATACAATTTTCTCGTAACGCGGACAAAAAATTACAAAGTTTCTCCAATTATAATAGAACAGATATTACTGCTTCTTTCATGGATACCAAAGTTCTTTATGATGATTACAACAAGTTTGTTGTACAAATATCGGAAGAAGAAGGTGCCTATCAAGTGGCTCCGGAGGAATCAGAATATTCTTCGCCATGGAACCAGAGGGAAAAAACTATTTTACCAGTAGTACCCTTGATAAAAGTAGAAAAATTCTTAGCTTATGAAGATAAAATAATAGGATTCGTATCCAAAGGATTATATCATTATTTCAAGCCTACATCTATTAAACCAGCTGATTACGTCGAACTGCTTGCTGGAGCTATGAAGAATCATTCTATTTTAGTAGAAGGATTCAAAAAATTACCAACTAGGTACTCAATATTCTATCTTTTATACGATCCGGATGAAATTAACGCAAATTTGAACAAAAAATCAGAAAAGGAAGATCTTTCTAAAATCAACAAAGCTTTATATAAGAGATACATATATAATATATTTGTATCTGAATTTATAAGTAGCTTAGACTCGGAACGAGATAATAAGATGCGAGACAATCTGTATAAAGAAATCGAATACACAAACTTCAAAAAAATATCTGAATTAGAAAAATTTTACAGCAATTTGCAAGAAATGCTGAAGGGTTTCCCGAATGATTTGCATAGAATAAAGCAATACATTAACCAAATTATAGAAGATGATTTCAGCAAACGAAAAGTACTCTCAGATATACAAGCTGATATTTTTGAATTCGATAGGAAAACATTACGACACTTAGAACAATTATCACATGATAAAGATCAAAAAAATCTAGAGATTGAACTAGCGAAGCATACCTCTGGATTTATTCAACTAGAATCCGGTCATTCAAAAGAAATAGCGAGTAAAATATTTCCTAATGTGTTCGTGCCTTGTATTTTCGGGGCTGAAAATCCATATTGTAATAAGAAAAAACTAGTAGTAATTAAACATGATTACAAAATTTTGTTGGAATTGATGGTTTCAGATTTATTAAATCCTTTAAAAAGAGAATATTTATTTTCTTCTATTATATTGAACAATACAAAAGATAATTTTCGATTTACAAGAAAAAAAGGCGAAGAAATATACATAAAGTACAATGAGTGAAGAATACGATATAATTGACGATGACGATGACGATATCGATATCGATGATGAGGAAGTAGAAGTAAAAAAATCTAATAACACTCCTGTGAAATTTATGGGAGTAGTTTACTTCAAACTGTTGTTTTCTATATTTTTGATATTCTTATTCATCAGCAGTGATGTGTTCATAGATAAAGTTTTGGGAAATATAGATGGGGCGACGGAACATAAAAATCCAACTTCTAAAGGCGTAATGGTACAAGCCACCGTGATGATATTATTAATTATTGTGATAGATTTTCTGCTCAGATTAGGATTCCCCTAAATCATCTTCATCTGTTTCGGAACCTGTAGAATATTCACTATCAGTAGTGTCGTAACTTTCATCTGGATTATATATTAATTTCGGATTGTCATAGAAGATACTATTAATCCAGTAATATATATATTCAGCTTCTTGTCTATTATTCGCCCCGTCGATATTAATTTTACCACTTGGAAATATTTTAATAGTGGTCAATTTATCAGCATCCGTTATGTTAGGAGTCTTAATCTTTACCAAGAAGCCAGGATATTTTTCCGGGTCATATTTGATATGACTCAATAGATTGTTTCCGGATTTCATTAGCGACATCTTCAAGTTTTTTACATATCGACACATTATATACTTAAGTACTGTTTTGTACACAATATTGTCTAGTTTTTTATAACTATTATTGACAGCATCGTAAAAATTTTGCAACACTTGATAGTCTTGATGTAAGGGATACTCTTCTATTTTTTCCACTAGTTTATCAAAATTGACGTAAAGATTTTTACTGTTTAATGAATCGCTCAGATATCTTCTCATTTCTGGGAATGAGAGATCCAGATCATTAGAGTTTTCTAATCCAGCTTCTAAAACTGTGTTCCATCCCTCGAATAAAGGGGATATATCTAACTTTTCGAAAGCAGGATTGATCAAGAAATCCACTATGTCCGAAAAACTCGTATTGATAAGGTAAACAAAATGCCTTTCACAAAAAGCCTGTAATTGCCTGATATCGATCATACCCTCTAATAACCGGCACTTGTAATTCCTCATAACAGAAAATAGTTTTAATGGTTTCACATTCGCTATGAAAATACTGGATAAATACTTACAAACCTCGTTGAGAGGTTGATTAATATCTGACATGTCTTCTGTTAATACTCCGGGTACTGTTATACTGCCATTGCGAAATACTTTTATCTTGTATTCTTTAGTAACAGATTCTAAGTTCTTTCCACATTTTATAGCCTTAACAGAATGTTTATCCGGCATATATGGTTTTTTTCTGATGTGAGTCCCTAGCACAACAAATGTAATTTGAGAATTAAAAGAAGAACCATCTCCTTGATATTTCCTAGTTTTCTTAGGCTTGTCTTTCTTTTTTCTACCTCTATTGGATTTTTTTTCTACTGTTTGTGATTTGTAATAATCAGAATATTTATGTCCAAAATTACAATCTATTTTTATGATATTACCTTCACAACTCATAAAAGGTATTACCTCCTCTTCATCAAAATTTACTTCGTTTAGATATCCATTCATAGAACATGTGCTATTTTCAAAAGGAGAGAATAACAAGGGTAATTGCTGAAATTTCTTAAGTTTTTCTGAGTTCCGCTGAGGGTTTGAAAACACATCCATCTTATAAGATGATATTAATTTTTCATTTTTCTATTTTTCTAGTAAGTATAATGGACTACAATACATTTGTTGAATCCGTGGACGAAATATTGCCTGGAGTTTGGCTCGGTAATGAAGCTACTTCACAATCAAAAGATTTTATGATCCGTAATAATATTAAACTAGTGGTAAACGCATCTAAAAATATACCTTCTAAATTTCTTGGAAGTATTCATTATATTAGGGTTCCTGTTGATGATCCAGGAATTCCCGGCATACTGACTACCAGGCAAAATGAAGATGTAAAAATAATGAGAGAATGTTTGCCAATCGTACTCTCAGCAATACATAAATTTCAGAAGAAGAGAAAAAATATATTAATACATTGTCATGCAGGAGCTCAGAGATCAGCTATAATCATGGCAGCTTATCTATTATATTCCGGAATTTGCGATGAAATCAACGATTCGATCAACCATGTAGTCAAAAAAAGAAACATCGCATTTTTTAGCGGGAAAAGTGTTAATTTTATAGGCGTATTTGACAATTAACCGTTGCAGAAATAACTCAAACAAGTTTGTGGTAATAGGAGAGTATCTCCCGCCGCGAATGAAAGAGAAGTAGAAGGGTTAGGATCCGTTATTCTACTTACGCTAATAACTAAACTTCCTGGTCCTAGGGTACTGATTTCTACCACACCGGTTTGGGTGGCGCCATTAATTACGACTTGTACTCCGTACTTAGTATTGTTAAAAGTTGGTAAAAATCCTGCTGGAATCGCAAAATTTCTCAAGAAACTACTATTAACACCACTAGTATTAGTGAAACCAGGAAACGCGCTTAGCGTGAGAATAGCCATGGTACCAATACGTGTAATATTTACACTAAGAGTCCCTCCCGTAAATCCAGAGGCAGTATTTCCACTAGATCCGTAAGTGGGCATAGTACTCGAAATACCAGTGGTTTGGGTAGAATCATACACAATAGGTGATCCATTAGTTCCGACAGGAGTAGCTAAAACATTTCCTGAAACTCCGTTAGTACCAACCAATTGACCTTTGGTAGTCAATATACTTGGCAAAGTCATGGACGATGTGGTAAATGAACTAGTCGCAACAACGCTTCCTCCTTGCAATGTACCTGTAGCAATTATGTTATTGCCTAATATAGTACCATTAGTTGTAGAGATATTGCCATTGGTTGTACTAAATGAACCATTCGTGGTAGTTATATTACCTGTAGTACTAATGGATCCTGTAGATAACGAAGGTGTGCTGATCGATGTAGTGGCTGATAATATATCAGCCGAAACTGTTCCAACCGCAGTCAAATCAGTCGTACTAATAGTATTTGTAACATTAATATCTGCGCTTTGCAGCGTTCCTGCTATTGTGGCGGGTCCTGTGGATGTCAGAGAAGCGCCTTGTACATCGCCGCCGGAGACTATATTACCAGTAGTATTAATAGTGCTACTTTGTAAAGCTCCGGCAATAGTAGCACCGCCCGTAGACACAACTGTAGCACCTTGTAAAGTACCACCCGCCGTAATATTACCTGTGGCAGCAATATTAGCTACTACTAATGCTCCGGCGATATTTATATCACCACCGACTGTAATATTCCCAGTGGTCGACATAGTTGCACTGCCTACATTTCCTCCTGCTGTTATATCATTTCCAGCAGTGATGTCATTAGATGCTGACACATCAGTAGCCGTCAAAGTAATTGTTGTTAAATCTATAGTGTCTACATTGCTTGACGAAACGCCATTTTGATTAAATTGCGATCCTCCATATGCAATAGTAGCAGATTGTTGAGATTCGTTTCGCGATGGAGAAACTATTAAGCTAAAAGGGTTGACATAACTTTTAATAAAAGATGTATTACCATTAGAGAATAATACTATTCCACCCTGCATAGACGGAATAAAATCGCCAGCGGCTCCGATAATTACAGTTCCGATTTGACTCAAAATTGTATCGGTTTTAGTAGCTCCAATAGAAATATATTCACCTACTTCGAAATAACCTCGAATAGCAACATCTTGTTCAAAGACCGGCTGTGCACTCATTTTTATTATACTAATAAAAAAAATATTTATAAGGTAAATTACTCTGAATCAAATTGCCTAAGATCGTCAAATGCTTCAGACATTTGATCTTTCGAATAGCCAGACGCTCCCGTTTGTTCTTTTTTCATATGACTATATAAAAATGCCGACGGGCCTAATTCTAATAGAATACGGGCTATAGGACCTATATTATATTCTTGCATTATACTGGCTACTACTGTAGAAGTTTCGTACTTCATACGACGTAGTTTGGGGCGAACCGTATTATGCCATCCTTCTAAGTTTGGGGCATACGGACCAAATTTTCTCTTACCATTGAATAAATAACCCAAACCTTGTGCACCTGCTAAGATAATTTCCGATCCGAGAGTGTTACATCTTTTTCTATCATATTTCATTCGCAAAGATTTATGTACGCTTTGTACTAAATTCATTGGACTGTCTTGGTTTACTTCTGGTATTCTTGAAAGATCAACGCCATCGGACGCTAATTCGGCTCTCAGTTCGTCAATATCTTCCAATATTATTGCTTTAGTATCTTCTTCTTTTTCTCTTTCTAAATTTACATCTGAATTTATGCCAGAATATGCTCTCAATACTTCGTCAAAATGTTCTTCTTCTCTGTAATTTGGATATCTGTAAGAAGAATGAACAGGTCTGTGGTAATATGGATTGTGGACCGGGCGTTGTTGGTAAGAGTAATTTGATTGTGCAGATGGTGCCGGTCTATAAGGCTTTCTAACGGGCGCTGTTGGCTCTAAATATTCCTCCTCTGGCATTTCTGGATATTCTTCCTCTTCCTCGAGCATTTCCGGGTATTCTTCCTCTTCTATCTCTTCAAGTTCTGTGTATCTTGCAGGTTCAGTTGGTATAGTTTTTTTGGTTATTCCCATAGAAACACCATCCAAATTGATGCCGGTATCTAATGATAATTCTTTAATAGTGCTCTCAAATTCCTTAGCGGGATCACTTTCTTCTATAATTTTGATGCCGGAAACTCCGATCATACTCTTTTCTATCTTATCTAGATCTAATTTGTCATTAATATGATATCTATTCACCAAAGATGACAATCCAGTCAAATTGGTGTTATCTTCTATGTCTTCAAGGGCATTCATGGTATATAGGTTATCCTAAGAAACCTTCAAATATAAATGTTTATATCACATTTTATCAGAAAATACAACCCTGCAGTGTTCGTTGCGTTCCCTGTATTCTTTAGCAGTTATGCCTTTTGGTCCACAGAATTGCATCATGATAGTCGGATCATCCGCTTCCGGTATATATTGGACCGGTTTTCCAGATATCTTTTCGTATAAATGTTTGAGCAATTCACTCGCTTCCCAGATGTTTTTAATTTTCGGATCTTTGATTCTATTAATGTATCTTTGGGCGCAATAGGGTGTACAAAATCTTCCGTATGGGATAAGAACGTGTATTTCTTTTGTACGAGAAGGAGGTTGATATACTTCAGGAAATTCTTGAAAATCGCTCACGTTGTCGAAAATATTAGAGTTATTATCTATTTCTTGAAAGTCTATGTCTTCGCAATAAGCGGGAACCGATTTTTTCATTTTTCCTACTGGTATAAACCACGGTATACTATATATTTTTAGTGCACAACTCCAACAGAGTGAATTAATAGATTTGGGCCAAGAGTTAATATTTGTAAAATATTCCGGCAAATTGTCGTATTCTTCTATACATTCATCTCTAGTTTGTGATATTTCTGATTCTTCTTCTATGATAGAATTAAATAGACTCGAAACATCTTCTTCAGAGGAGTCGTCTTCGCTGTCATTAGATATTTCTGATATTTTTTCAGTTTCTTCGTCTAAATATTCTTCCTCGACGTTCCTCAACACATCATCTTCATCCAAACAATCTTCGGGAAATACATTAGCCAAAAATAAAACATGAGTTCTACCAACTCCAAATAATTCCATTTTATTAATTTATTATATGGATATATTGATGTTTTTAAATTGTTTATGTAGTTTATTATAAAGCAAGATGTATTCTCCATCGGAATCAGAGATAGCAGGTACAGGATTTTTAGGAGACGATGAATATTCTTTCAATCCATATTTCATGAAAGACCCTCCTGAAGAAAATGTTTATCTTCCCATTGCGCAAGAATCGATGGGGAGAAATTGGGATATTGGCGAATTTGATTACTCGGAAAAACCATTGAATGGACAACCTTTTTCTGGGTATGATTATTATAACATCTATAGCAAGAAAGATCCCATGAGGAGAAATGATTATTATCTGGATTCTACCAAGAATTCAAAGGAGCGGCTGTTATCCAACCTACCGTCTTTCCATCAAACTGAACCATATAAGGTAAAACCATCATCTTACAACTACGGCGATGTTATTGTAATACAGGTGATAATATTTATATTGTTTATATTAGTCGCTATGGTAATCTCTCTGTCGAGGGAATTGACAGAAGTATCAGCAATACTAAAAAATATACATAAGAACTAAAAAATATTTCTATTCACTTTTTTTCTTACCCCTTCTTCTTCTTGATATTGGCTTTTCGGCTATTTTCTCTACTTTTTTCTTTACTATATGCGATTTAATGAAGCTAGTCATATACTTTTCATGACCATCATCTTCTTTCGATAACCATGTTACATTTAAGAAAACAGATTTGCCTTTGATCTCTAAACTTGGAATATATCCGGCTTTTTTGAGAGATCTTAATATATGAAAATAAATATGCTTTCTAGCTCTGCCTCTATCCATACCAGGTATATCAAATAAAACAGCCAATTCTGTTTGTGAACTTGTTCTAGATTCTTCTATACTGGATTTTATATCATCTTCAACGAGTCGAAGTATATCTTTGACATGCTCTTGTATATACCCATCACCCAGAGATTGTGCTTTGAATATTTCAGCGTGTAACACTCGCGATCTATCACTCGTTGTATTTTTCTTGAGTGATGATCTCATCGTCTTCGCAATTTATTAATATAAATACCCAAGCTATCTTATTTAAGTGATTATTTTTTCTATAAAATAAATTGTATATTTGTCCCACTTTTTCTGATCTATTATCAATAAGATCATCTACAGTTTTTTCAAATATTGCGGCATCGTTAAAAAATACAGTAATCCATCTGTCGACATTTTCATTCACTATGGTATTATTTTTGATTCTCAATTGATTGATTTTTTCATTCGGGACCAAATTCAAGATATACTCCAATACCGCTCCGGGGTGATCTCTTATCCTAGTAATCAAAAAATTATTGAAATCACAACGTCGCAGCATATCTAATATGCTATCCGATAGATATCGGGAAAAAGTAATATTATGTCTCATTTTATATGTAAAAACAGGCTTATTATTGATATATTTTTTACTGTATTTATCAATGATACTATACCACTGTTTACATATATATTTACAATTCAATATAGTTCTAGCGTCTTCAGAATCCAGTAAAATATCTAAAATAGTGCATATTATGTCCGGAAAGTCCATAAAAAATTGATTATTTGTAGTAGAGTATACCAATTATACCTCTAAATGTCTACTCAAATCTACGAAACCACCTGTAAGAAGTTCGTCGTTTATGACTTCGGAGTTAAGATTGTCGATCCTGAAGATCATGACATCGAGCATACTAACGGATGTTTCTACTTGACTGCTTCAGCCGGTAAGAATCAATCGTTGTTGGACGGACATATATCCTGTATTCAACAAGAGGCTTTCAAGCTCAAGCAAAAATTGACCAAGAGACCTAGCTTGTCAAAATACTGGGAATACAGAACGTGTGCAGATGAAAACATTATGCAGGAATTTTGCAAAGTGTTCAACAAGACCATCAGGATCTATCAACTTGAATTTGATGTAAAAGGTTACAAACTCCAAAAGGGAAGTTCGATCATGACTGCTCACGGTCATGAATCTGGAGATTTTCCCTGCAAAGTGGACTTCTACCTCGGATACGTAGGTATGGGCGTAGGACATTATGTATTGATGGTACCTACAGTTCCAGAAAAAGAGTTGAGAAGCACTTACTATTTCGTTCAAAATGGTGATGATGATGATGGTTGGGAAAAGTACGATCCTAAGATGTTGCAATCAGGGATTTGGGAGGGCGAGGACAATTTCAATAACGATTTTGATGCGGATACCAGAAGCGTTTGGGGTGCTGGAGCGGTTAGGCAGGTAAGGCGCGCCAAAAGTGCTAAAAAAATTAAGCATGTGGTGGTTTCAACCTGGGAGGAAGAGGTGGAGGAAGAGGAAGAGGACTTCATCTCCGTAATGAGAGCGGTGTTGGCAAGGGGAAACTATTAAAAATGATTTATTTCGTTTTTTTGTAGATCATTCTACCCTTTTTCTCTAAATAATAGTAAAATTGATTACATACACAAATAATTTACAAAAAAAGATGGATTACCGTAGAATAAAATATGCTTGCGCAGGAATCTGTGATGAAGCGCGAGATTTTGTTTTAGCTATATTATGCGGATTTTCATTCATTGCCATTGGTATTGTGGTTGTTTTTAGCACGATAGCCGCGATGGGTTTTATTAATTATTTTATAATTTGTTACATATTTAACTTATGTGAACATGAAAATATTATAAGCCCCATATTATTTGCTCTAGCATTTCTAATAGAAATAGGCGCGGCAATGATTATTATAAACGCTTGCGACATTTTTCATCAGAGATATAACGAATATGAAGAAATTAAAAACTAGTAGGTCGGAATCCTGGACCGATATTAGATTGATAAGATAATTCCTCACCGTCTAATGCTTTTTTGAGCATAGGTGCTAAAGTTTCTTTTTTGGCTGCGAAGCAAAAATATACTATTATAAGTATTAGTAAAATCACTATCGCCAACGTCATGGTGTATATAATGCAGAAATAGAAAATGGTTTTTTAATTGTCGTTAATAAAGTATGCAATTCTTTTTGTTCAGAATTGCTCTTACCCACGAATCCTCTCCCATATAATGTATCTATTGCAACGCGCATCTGCAACGCTGACCTGAAATATTCTGAATTTCCAAGAGCTGGACATGCAATGGAAGTAATTTTTTGATCTTTTCTTGAAGAATTATACGCCTCGCAAACTTCCAGAATTGCCTTGAAAGACAAGAAAACCGAAAATGGATCATTCGATCCTTCAACTGTGGAGATAGGTGATATGGCTAAAAATCTAAAACTATCACTATATTTCGACATGCTCATCATGATAGCACGTCCAATAGGTAAAATACCATGATATTTTTGGCTGATTTGCTTTTGTATATCTGATTCTATCCTCGCGCCAAATGAGTTAATATATTTATTACATATTCCATGTTTCATAAAACCATTGCTATAACAAGGAGATACCAAAACATCTATATTTTCTGTCAAATTTAATACACTCCCTCTAGCTATATCAAAATCTATCCTCATGTTTTTTTCTCTTAAATATTCGGACAAGCGAGTATCGTGAAAAGCTGCATTCCACGACTCTACCGCGGCTGAGTTCTCATCTCTCAGGTATATTTTAAGATAGCCCTCCGGTTCGCCAAAATCGGGGACGAGTGGCGGCGGGCTTTTTTTATTCTCCATATATATAGTGGAAAACCAGGAATATCTAATTAGAAAAACTGATTATTTTGAATATAATTCATCTAGGATGTCGCTCCATAATGTGCTCCCGGAAGAATGTATCGATAAACTGATAGAAGCAGAAGTAGATCGAAGGTTAGAGGCGCGTTCTGTTTATATAGTTCAAAATGATTACATATTTTTGACTAAAAAAAAGGCCAATACTTATGTTGAAGTGAAAAAATTACTCTTTTATAGACCAATTAGAATTCTTCTCGAGGAACCTGTTCGAGATCACATTTTCGCTATTTATAACGGTTGTGGAATTGATATCATTTGCGCGACAAAAAAACGTCTCATGAAATACATAAACAAAATGAATTCTGATGGAGGTGCACAACTTGAATATTTAAAAATGTTTAAATTAGGTCTTGCTGACGGAGGTTTCATTTATCCAGGGATATTACGAGAAAGAGAAAGGAAATCGATGCAGTCATTATTTTCTATTGCTGTTGATAAATTATTGAATATTCTTCCTAAAAAATATTTGGATGAATTAGCAGCAAATAGAATAAAAATCAAAACCAAAGAATATTGCGTATACGTACGTTGGAAGAGAATCTTCGCATCGAAAGAAGCATCGTTTTCTCTGGAGAATCTGGACCCAGAAAAGCCAAAAAAAGTTTTATTAGAAGCGCCTGTGAGAAAACATATATTTGTTAGCGCGTGGAAGCATGTATCCAACATACATTGTATCTATGCCACTAAGAAAAAATTCAAAGAGGAAAGCGGAAGAAAAATAAGTGCTGAAGAAATTAAAAAAGATCATAAATGGTTCCTGGAAAACGGAGAATACGTCAGACCAAAATTTTAGCATTAGATTTATATTTTTTTCTTATCTTATTTTCACTATTATATAACATCAATAATGCAACAAAGTATTTACATTCGACCCGAAGATCTTATAGTTAGATTGAGTGGATCGAAAAGTTATGTTGATTCGCTTTATTACAAAAAATCAGAAAAATATGCAACAGAAAAGCCTCGCTGGGGTTCTGTAAAATCGTATTGTCCTGAACTTTCCGATCATGATAATTGCACCACGCATGCGTTCCATATCGCCCATAGTATTATGTGTAATCAACTCGAATCGGAGGAATCTCCTGAAACACATAATGTACAAAAAATACCTATTAACAAGGATTTAGTGGCAAATATAGAAGCATATATTACAGATGGTATATCTGTAGTAGCTTTATTAAATGTGTATAATAGTTTTAATTCTACTACTACCATGGCTACTGGAATGGTAAAATTACCTGATCCGGTCAATTGGAATGACCCACAAGATCCAAAAGATCCATATATGGGGGGATACGAAATTTGTTTAATTGGGTATATGCGAGACAAACAATTATTTACAGCTGTAAATTCTCGCGGTCCTGAATGGGGAAATAACGGATATTGTTATATTCCTTATACATATATAGCTAATTCTAAATTAGGTTTGGAATTTTCTATCGTTAATTAATTATCCTGAAAATTATAAAAAAAACTGATTGTCTTCGTGGATATATCTACTTTTCGTAAATACATTTACCCTTCACGAACATATTCATCCTTTGTAAATACATTTACAAAGAATCCACGTAAAAAAATGAGTACGATAGAACTTTTGCTACTTACTTTTTCGGGCGAACATTTGAACGAGGACGGTTTAATTGACAATCCTAGCGTCTCTATTAAGCTACTAGAACTAATTTATGCTTCCAGAAGTGTATCTGAAGTAAAAGGATTCAATTCTGGAGCACTAGCCAAATTTATTGAAGAACTCCGTTTATTTCAACTAACGCCGGGAAAAGTTACAGATTGGAGGGTGTTTAAAGAAACACCTATAACAGTAGAATTAATTAAAAAATACCCACAAATCGGTTGGAATATGTCTGCTGTATCTAGGATTATAGATTGGAAAGATATAGTTAAAAACCCAGACATGAGATGGCATTCGGATAAATATAAAAATCCGAGCCTAACATTAGACATTATTATTAATAATCCTAACTATCCGTGGGATTTTGATAGCATTTCAGCTAATCCTAACTTGACATGGGATTTTGTACTATCTCGCCCAAGAGAGAAATGGAACTTGTACTATTTACACAAAAATAAGTGTGTTACACCTGAAATAGTTAATAGTGGTAGAAATCCAGTAATCGCGTTTTGGAACTGGAATTATCTATGTGAAAATCCAAACTTCACGTTTGATATATTGAGTAAAGCTGATCTTCAAACTTCCGGTATAGTAGCTCTCTCTAAGAATCCCAACGTAACACCTGAAATAATAGAAGACAATCCAGAATTTCCTTGGGACTGGGAGGCTATTTCGCAAAATCCTAGTATAACATATGAATTTATAATGCGACATGAAGGTCTTATTTCACCATATGCTCTATGCTCTAACACATTCTCTTTGCATTAATACAAAAAACTCTTGAAAAGAAATCCGATTAACCAGGGCGAATTCCATTATAATCTCCAGGTTCCCAAAATCCATAATTTACTCCGTCCATCAAATAGCAAATACATTTTTTAGCATGACATATAGGGCAGCAACAAATATAATTGGTGTTCTTGTGCGTAATACACGGCCGGCATTCTTTATGCTTTTCTTGCCAAGCCTTCTTTTTTCTATCCATTTCCATCTTGTGATCGACCCAATTGCTCATGTTTTTCGTGTTTTTCGCAAATATGTTTGCGAAAAGTGTATTCGTGAAGGGTAAATATATTTACAAAGGATGAATATATCCACGAAGACAATCAATTTTAGTAAATTTGAAATCCCCCACAAAAGAAAATGAAAAAGTACGCCGGTTTTGGTTTTGTCGTGGGTTCCGTAGGAGCGGTTTGTTATAGCGTGGATCGTTCTGTCAACGATTTAATAAAAGGCAGACCGCGTTATGCTGACAGTTATACATATAAGTATCTGTCTAGATATGCTAATTACAAAAAATATTTACACGATAAACCAATAGTTGATGAAATTATAATGAGCGAAAACAAGATGTCTCATGAATCGAAAATGTATAAATTAGATTCTTGTCTATTGAGTGGCAAAGATTTCAATATAATATTTCCCGATTCAATTAAAAAGAAATATTTGTATGATAATTATAAACACTTTGGTATGAATTACGAGACGGGAGTAGCCACTGGTAATCTGATCACTAATAACCAAGCTATGCTTCCAATGAAAAAATTACTACGAGGAGGGATGCATTTCTTTAATAGATCTGCAAAATATTATCCATTTGGCGATCTGCAGGGATATAAATATGAAGCTAAAGTGGCAATTCCTGATTCAGCGTATGTATACATTTCAAATAACGGATGTAAAACTGACCAATTCTATTTAGCAGAATCTAATATTTTCTGAAATTGAGCACTTTCTTTTTTGTATCATTTATCCTTTTCTGCACGAGTGTATAAAAAATATGTGCGACAGCTCAAAATATATACGAAAAGATTATTCCGACTTTAGCGCGGATCGGGAAAGATTATGTGGAATTGGATACGAATGGGTGAAATTAGATAGTTCTGGTAATAAAATATGGCGAACTTGTTATTCATTTTTTCTTGTACTAGTACAAGAAGATACCAGAGCGGCTCCTGGACATCCTTTTGAACGTGTCAAAAAAGAATAGGAATATATTAGTCCTTCGTAGATATATCTACGAATAGATCCAATATTTAATGATATCACTTATATTTTTTTGAATAGGAGTGCATAGTAAATACGATATACCCCAGTGAGAAACTAGATGGCTTGTTGTGAAGGCCGCACTTCCCATGAAAAATGCCGCAAAGATAAATAAGGAACCTGAACTAGGATCTTTTTTCTGTTGTTTAGTTGCCTATAAGTAAACTAGTGCATTCAAAGTAGCTGTAGTTCCTACTACTCCGGCGCTATAGTAAGTACCAACTTTATACAAAGGTGCATGATATCTTCTACTTATATAATTGCAAGAAGTAGCTGATATAAAAGATAATAGTGTCGGTAGAACGATGAATATTTTATCACCTTCCATTTTTTCCTTGTGTTTTTCACGAATATATTCGTGAAGGGTAAATGTATTCACAGAGATAATCAATTTTTTGTCGACTTAAAATTCTGCCACATATATATCAATCCCCAATAAGCAATCAAATGACTCGTCGTAAATGCAGCAATACCTGCGAAAATTGTGCTAAAAACTAGTACAAATGCAGGGTAAGTGGAATCATACACGCCTCCTGACAAAAATAAATAGATGGATGCGTCGACCGCGAGCATAATAATATTTATCAAAATACTATATATCACGCCAATTTTGTATAAAGATATACCAAAAATACTGCTAACACAACTACAAATAATAAAAGGTATCACAGACAATAAAGCCGAGAAAAATAATAGTAGTGTATCTAATTCCATTTTAATTATGATTGAAACGTATTTTCTCTGTTATTAAATGTCTCATAATATGTTTCAGCGATCGCTTTTTTCAGAAGTTTTGTAGATATATCTTTACTATTTTCTGTTTTATTATTGGCTTTTGTATTTGGTGTACTGTGTTCTCAAATACCCCTCTTTTCATATTCGCAAATAATATGTAAAAAAAGAATATTATTCTAATTGATTTATTTGAATTTAATACTTTCAAATTTTTTGGCGTTCCAGAGATCTCCCATATCTTTTGCGAATACTTCAACTTTATCCGGTGTAATATCCAATGCGACCCAGGCTACAAAGTTTTCAATTTGTCTGCCCAATATAGAACTTGGTTTTTCACAAAGCACTTTATACTTTTTAGCAATTCTGTTGTATTTTTTATTGAACCCCCACAAATGATATTTTTCTCTTTCGAATTTATCGTAGCACTCTTTTATTTTGCATAATTTTCTCATGGGGACTTCAAGAACGAATACTCTTGCGTCGGAATTAGTTTCGTCTATAAAATCCCAATAGGAATCTATAACATCCGACTCCTTCTTTCCTGTTATTATGATACGTGGATATCTTATGTCTATGTATGCGTTATTTTTAATGTGTTTTAACCGGCCGTGTGAATCAGGTGTAAATAACCGCCAAAAATCGGGTATATTCGTGTTCTTCGTAGATATATCTACGAAGACATTAGCAGTAGCTGATACTAATATTAATTTGAAGGATATAATCAACACGTCTCCCTTGACAAGCAATTCATCCACAATATCTCTGTTTTCTTCGAAATCTGGAAGTATCATAGCCAATATAATTATGTTCTTCTTCATTTTCGTTATTTTCAGAGAAAACTTATCCTTATGAGATATAGTGGTGATATTATCAACCGTTTTACAAGTAAAACCACTATTGGTCATAGCGGCGATGTCGAAAGGTTTAGTTATGATGCGATAATGTTTTATCCTGAACTCCATTTTTTTGTATACTGGTATACGAAGAATATACAAAAAATAGTTTCATTTTTCTATTAATTTTCCCTATCTTCTCGTTTTGCGTTGAAATAATCCCACTTGATGACATCAGATAATTTTGTTATAAACTATGATTATACCTTCCACGCCAAGTATTTCTATATTTTCAAGTATTCTGGATGTTATCAGAAAAGTCGAACCATAGGTAATAGTACATCCTGTTATATATATACCCGTATCAGGTTGTTTATATTCTTTTCTCTTGTTCTCTATGAGTTGGTCTACTCTTTCATTGATTCGTATGCGAACCGCTTCGCTGTCTAAGTTCTCACCTCTACATTTTATGAAGATGGACGCTTTCTGCATAATCTCTGGTTTAGTAGAGCTAAGAAGTACTTTTTGCCTTCTGAGATAATTGAATTGAGTGGCGTAAATACTACCAAAAATTCTGTTAAATTTAGAATCTTTTAGCGTACAGAAAGTCCTTCGATGCATGCTTTTGAAGTGTATTCGCAAAAAAATAATCATTTTTCTAAAGCTGTTCTTTAGACTTCTCCGCCCAATCGAACGTTATCTCAAAGTAAACGCAGCCGCTCATTTCGTGGACTTTGAGATAATTATCTTTTCCTCCGTAGGGTATTACGGCAATTTGATTGCCATTTTTACCTTTGCGACCTATCTTACTTTCAAGAAATTCCAACGGATCATACCCAATAATGGGGAGTTGGTAATAACAAATCGAAAGTGTTGGAGATGCAGGGGCTAACCAATTGTACTTATCGTTAGTTTTTGCTGCCGAACAGAATCTAATGGTGCACGTAGAACGACATCTTTCCGCAACCATGAGCAATAAATCTTTGACTCGTTTCAGGAGATCTCGTTGAGAAAGCTTTATGTTTCTCTTGGTTAACTCTACAAGCGCATCGCCAAAGTCATCGTCAGGGAATACTGCTTGCATTTCGGTCTTCTCCGTGAATATAGTTTTTCGTAAATATAGTTCTCCGCGAATATATTCACGGAGGTAATCAATTTTTCTCAAAAAATATATTTATATACATGTATATAAATATATATGTATTAATATATACGTAATAGTAAGACCGTTCACTTTATTTAACGAAAATTTCGACAGGAGGCCTTTTTCAGCTTATAACTAATCAAGGGCTTCAAGACGAATTGCTCTTGGCTACTAAATTATTAACCAAAAGATTAAAAGAAATCAAGCGAATAAGATGTAAGAATCCCGCCATAAAAGATCCTACACCTACTCTTGTTGATATAGAGAGGACACATTTATTATTTGTTAATGCTCATTTCAAGCCATTTTGTGCGATAGGATACGAATATCAAAAAAGTCCAGTGCAATTCGGTATACAACAATTAGGTCAAGAATTAGTTTGGTCGATACCGCAATTTGGCGATTTCTTTCATGACGCGGTTATACATTTTCAGCTGTCGGGTCTTACTGCGGCGCCTGGAGATCAAGTATATTACGCTGATTTTTTAGGACATAGATTAGCACAGCAAGTTAGATTTGAAGTAAATGGTAACTACTTAGACCAGTACGATAGCAATGTTATGAATTTTCATTATAATTTCTTCGTACCGTCGCACAAAAAATCGGCATGGGCGAGAGCTGTAGGACAAGAGGTTCCTAGTGTAGCTTATTTGACTCAAAATCCGGGAGTCGATCAATACAGAGAAATGAAATACATAGTTAATGGACCTCAAACCCCAAAATCTTCACACCCTATCGTTGATTTATGGATACCGCTGTTATTTTGGTTCAATAAAGACCCTATGGATACTTGGGGTCAAAAGCGTAAATAGCGCTAGTTTTGTATCGACAATACAAAGCGAGGCTTCCAAATTGCTGGAAACCCCTTAAGCCTGAGAGTACGAAGTTCCTATTTATTTGTGAACAAATGAATGGATGCGTAACAATCTTTCAGGATTGGGCAATCAGCAACTAAGTCTTTTTAGTTTAATAATATATTATAACGTGCGAAATCAACAACAAAATATATATAGGACAGAATTATTGAACAAAGACGAATGCTCAGAGACTAAATGTTAGCCGGTTCTACATAAAGAGCTCAAGATATAGTCCGTCCCATACTAAAGTATGTCTCACGCGGAGGTTTTACCAGATCGTGAGATGTTTATAAATAAACAGGGTTTATAACGAGGTTATCTATTCCTTCAGTGTCTATTCCATATGGACAGCGTTTTCTTAGAGTACAATTAGCTTCTTTTGATCAACTATGTGCTAGTGTTTCCGGTGGTACTTTTACTCCGCCAACATTAACCGCGGCCGATATTTACATCAATAATATTTTCGTTAATCCCGATATTCACGATATTTTTATCAAGAGAATAGGATTTTCTATGATACGGGTACATCTGACGCAAATTTTCCAAGAAAGTGGGAATGCTGATCAACTTCAGCTGAGTCAATTTAAGTTTCCAATTGAAACAATATACGTCGGATTACAACCCCTAATAAATTTAACGGGGATAGATAATATGACAGATTGGTGGAGGTATCATAATGTCGTGCTGAATTTGATACCATATCCAGTGGCTATACCTAATGTAATACCAGTACCTCCATATGTATTAGGATTTTCACAAGCAATTTGGAGAACTCATACTCGCACTATAGACTCAATAAAAATAGTCAATCATGGTGTAGTATTATATGATAACTTTCCTTTCGAATTTTATAGTCAATATATTCCATACAACTATGGGGATAGGATTTCCGCCCCGGAGGATCCGGGATTGGCTATGATAACATTTAATTTATATCCCGGTAGTTATCAGCCTTCCGGACATTTTAACTTTTCGCAAGCACGCCAAACGTATTTAAATTGGACAGGGTCTACAATTTCGCCATCTAACCCTGCGCAAATGGTTATAATCGCTATAGCAATAAACTTTGTGCTCGTTTCCGAATCCACGCTTGTGTTGAGGTTCAACGTCTAGCTGTTTTGTTGGAATTTTTCCAAGGATTTGGGGGTTTCGATAGTACCCAATACGACGCTGCTTTGTTTTTTCATTAATGTATTAATGAAGAATAAAGGATTAGTAATTAGAGATTTACACACCATGGAAAATACTACAAATGCCTGCGAAGATATCAAGAGAAGAGTGGATAGAAAAAGCGAAAAGTATTTGGGGTGATAAGTATGAATATCCGGAAGAAGTTACCAAATATAAAGGATCTAATAAACCGGTATCATTTGTTTGCAAAAAACACGGTAAAGTAACAATAAATTGCGCTACTAAGCATACCAATAAAAGGCATGACAATGGGAAGTATACAGGATGTCCCAAGTGTGCCGCAGAAGAACAAAATGATGTATCCAGAAAAACTCAAGAATTTATAATAAGAGCGAGAGAAATCTGGGGTGATACTTATGAATATCCAGAAGGGGTTACTGTATATACTAAATACGAAGATCCAGTAAAAATTAAATGCAAGATTCATGGTATTTCTGTTGTCGGTATGGGGGGTACTCATATTAATATACAAAGCACTGGTAAGGCTTATGGTTGTCGAAAGTGTGGCAGGAAAATATCTGATAATATTAATAAAAAATCACAAGAAACATTTATAAAACAAGCCATTGCGACGCATGGAAGCGACTACGACTATTCCATGTTCATATATAGAGGTGATGGAGAAAAAGGTGATATAATTTGTAATACTTGCGAGGAAGTATTTTCTCAATCTGCTAAAAATCATCTATGGGGTTCTGGATGTCCTAATTGCAAGAGATCCAAAGGTGAAAAGGCCATCAAAAAATTATTGAATGAATTGGATGTAGAATACGAGGAACAAAAAAGATTTGACAGTTCTCTACAAAGATTCGACTTTTACATTCCATGCGATGAATATCCTAAATTAGACATATACATAGAATATCAAGGTACTCCTCATTTTCAAGTTGTGGGTTATTTCGGGGGATTTGATGCTTTCGTTAGAAGAATAAAATGCGATATGAGAAAATTTGAGTGGATTATAGAAAACAAAAAAATATTAATTGCTTTTACTAAAATTAGTTCGATATACAAATATAAAGAATACTTTAAATGTTATTCCTTAGATGATCATGAATACTTAGAATACAAAACATATAAAATGATTAACAAACATTGCGAAATATTACTAAGATATTTCGAAGAAAATCCTGTGGAAGAAACAGATTATCCAATGAAGACGGTTAATAAAATTCGCGATATAGCTAAAGATTATTTGACCAATTATGACAACAAAAAATATGAAGAAGAATTTGAAAGTTATGTGGAAGATGTAGATATATACTATTAATACATTTTGTTTATATATTCTATTATTTTTTTGCTTTGTCGATATTTTTTCATTGACACATTAATGAAAAACATCAAAAAAGTAATGAAAAATTATGATTGTTTCGCAAGTTGTTTTATCGCTAATTCCGCTGAAATTTTATACTTACCTTTGCTATTTTCAATCAATACTGGGGACTTTTGTTTCATCTTTTTTAATCCACATATTCTGTATTTCTCGCCAGCAATAATTATTTGTTTTCCGAAGCCATCTTCTGGAAGTCCATGCTTGGTGCAATAATTCTCCCAATCCACTTTACCTTCATCAGATATGTCAACTACGCTCGACGAAAATTTTTTAATAGAAATCTTTGCGGTAATTTCTCCTACGGTATATGTACCCGCACTAAGTGTAATATCGAGCACGCCGTATTTTTTAGCTAATTCATGTAAATCAGCCCTAAGTCCAGATATGATCTCGGTAGCGGTATGTTTATCAAATTGGGTGATCTCGGTCATTTTTATTTGACTAAAATAATATGCTTCAGTTTTTATATTTTTCGTAAATATATTTATATGTTGTTCAATCAGATGGCTAAACCTTTCAACTTTTCGCCATATACTATATCTGGCGATTTCGAGATGTTGCCGGGTAAATATAACGTTATATATGCAGATATATCATCTCCTAGTAATTTAAGGCTGCCAGATGTTTCTCAATGCTTGAATGGTTCTCCTGTTTTTATTCACAATAGAGGGTCTGCTACATTAACTGTAATTTCTTTCGATGGATTTACCAGCTATACTTTAGATACGAATTATGTTTTATTTCTTACTACGAAAGCATTAGATGATACCTGGGATGTATTACTCGGACCTTTATTGACAACTGGAAGCGGGGGTGGTGGAATATCTGGACCAGGCAGTAGTACTAACAATGGATTAGTACTGTGGAATGGTACTAGTGGAAATGTGGTAAAAAATTCTACCGTTACATTTGATGGAAGTACCCTGAATATGAATGGAGCATCTATATCCGGATTAAGCGGTATCACCGGATTTGGTGGAAATTACAGAAGTTTATTTGGAGTAAAAACAGCTATTTCAGGGCTTACTACAACAGATATTCTTTCTATACCCATAGTAGTTGGTACAACCAATAACATCGTTCTACAAACTTTGATAGTAAACGAAGATAACATGTCAGATTCAGCTTCTATTACTCTAAATGTGAAAGTAAAAAATATTTTAGGTGCAATCAGTTCAGATATATATGGAACGTTTACTATGTTCGACTCAACATTAACTTCTGCTGAAGTGTCATTCGCTTCTTCTGGAAATGATTTTATAGTGCGAGGATCTGGAGTAGCAGGTGTCAATACCTCTTACAGAACTACTGCTATAGTCAATAGTATGTTATTTTAATTTGTACATTTCACGCATTTTTTTATTTATATTTTTATCTTTTCGCAAATATATTTTAATCTTTATATAAATATATCTTTTCGCAAATATATTTGCGAAGCATGACAACTACATTATTTAATGCGGGAGGTGGTATTCAAGGTACTACTGTTACAGCTACTACTCAGTTTTCAGGGAGTGGAGCAGGATTAACTAACTTACCTGCGGGTCAAATAACTTTAGGTGCTGCAAACGCAGCTGTAATAACTGATGGATCTAGTAAATTAACCACTGAAACTACCTTAGCACCAGTTAGAGGAGGTACTGGTAGTAATTCTTCAGCAGCTACAGGTATACCTCATGTAACAGCAGGTACTTGGACTTATTCTGGCATAACATCAGGGGATTTAGCAGGCGGATTTTCAGTTACTAATTCGCAAACTACAGCTACTAGTGCTAATACAGCAAATACTATTGTAGCTAGAGATTCTTCAGGAAATTTCTCAGCAAGTGCGGTTAATACGACATCCCTGCCGCAAACAGCGACACAATTTGTTACAAATGGTACATCGAATATGCAGACCGCGAACATTCAAACTACCAATACGACCGCCACTCCGATTTTAACGTTTACAACTGCTAATAGTAGTGTTTTTAGTGCTTTTATTATGATAAGTTGTGTTAACACTACAGATTCTACTAACAATACTGGCTATATTAGTTATCATATCAAAGCTACTACGTCATCAGCTGGTGCAGTAACAATCACCGGTCCAATAAGTCAAACTTCCATACTCGACAGCAACGTTCCATCAGTGTCATCTACCGTAACTTCAAGTGGAAATAACAATATAACAATAAATGTTATTGGTATTTCAGCAAAAAATATAGATTGGATAATACGTTCTTCGACACTTTCCCAAGCATAATAATTTATTATATTTTATATTTTTTAAACAATCATATATTTACAGATATATCTTCGCAGTTCTTCACGAATACTTTGTAATTTTTCACGAATATATTCGTGAAAAGAATGACCACAACTACATTTATACCTGGTGGAACTATAAACAGCTCATCTGGAAATCCATTGTTATTGGATTCTACTACTGGAAGTATTGGATTGTTTACCACTAATCCGACAGGTTCGATTGGAATAGGCGGGACATCAGCTAGAACATTACTTGTAGAAAGAAATACTTCAGGCAGCGGCAATAATTTAACTATTAAAAGTGGTGGTAGTGCTTCTGGTAGCACTAATGCCAACGCAGGAGATTTAATATTAACTCCAGGAACAACAACAGGAACCGGTCGATCAAAAATCCGAATACTTAATACTTCGATAGGAAGTCCAGGAACATCTGATAATGCTGTTGTAGATAGATGGGTTAATGGTAGTATTACTATGACCAATACGAGCACTATAAGTATAGCGGATGTTCTCATCAATACTAATGGACAAGCAGCAGGAGGTGCTATTATGTACAGTATACAAGCAGTAGATGGCACTAATTCTCAAACAGAAAGTGGAACTGTAACTTATACTGGGGCGTTAGCGGGTGGAGTTTATTCAACGCAAATAGTTCGAAGTCCAGGAGCGGGTATTACTACCGCCGGAACTTTGTCAACATTATGGTCCATATCAACTACTCCTGCCACTAAAATGACAATACAAGCAACTTCTACATCCACAGGATTATCATCTCCTGTTATTACTATGTATTATACTTTTCAAAATAATAGCAACATCACTACTAATCTGCTGTAGCTTTGAAAAAAAAACTTTTTATATTTTTTCTTCCCATTCTTCGTAGTTTTCATAATTTTGGTAAAATTATGAAGAAATTACGAATATTATGAGAAAGATCCATATTTGACCAATACATCGATGTATCCGGAAACACTATTTGAGACCGGATAAATAACAATGTTGCTATCCGAAGTCGTAGAAAGTACCAATCCTGATTTTCTATTGGAAACATCGTTACTGTTCAAAGATTGCGAAGAAACATTATCAGATTCTGCGAAAAATGATTGGTTATCAGCGACCGTGCCAACTCGTAAAACTGCATCACCCGAAACGCTTCCGTTCGCGTGCAAAGCCACACTCTCTACCATGGCGCCAGTGGGTAAAACGGCAACCAATCCAGTGGCATAGTCGGTCAAGTAATTATTGGTATCCGCCGACATAGAGCCATTAAAATAGCATCTAAGATCATTTGTGCTAGTCATTTTTCACAATGTGTGAAAAGAATATCCACGAAAAGTATATACTATGTGAATTAAAAAATATTTAAAATAATTAATTTGTATTGTTATTTTAACTACATCAACCAGATAAAATATACGTGGCTCCGGCCACACCCGCAGTACCATTGTTACCAGTACCGTTTCCGCTTCCGGCTGTTCCGCCACTTGCTGTTACATTACCTCCTGGTAAAGTACTAACATTGTATATAAGCACTACAGCTCCACCACCCCCACCGCCTCCACCAGCTCCATTAGGAACTGCACCATTTCCTCCTGTTCCGCCATTACATTGAATAACACCTGTACCAGATAAAATATTAGTCGCTAGCATAAGTATCCCACCACCTCCGCCACCTCCACCTCCAACAGCCCCCGCCGAACCACCGCCTCCACCCCCTCCACAGCCTCCGTTTAACTTCACTGCTGCTAAACTAGTACCCCATATGGCACAATTCCAATCATTCCATACTTGCGTACCTCCATTAGTGGCCAATGGATTGGTAGCAGTACCTCCCGCACCCGCTCCTCCAGTAGAAGAACCACCAGCTCCTCCAGTTCCACCCATTCTAGTTGCCGCTGTTACACCGGTACCCGCTACACCAGCTCCTGACACCGCGCCACCGTTACCACCAGCAGATCCGTTACCAACACTACCTAAGGTAGTAGCTGCACCAGCTGTTTGTCCAGTGGCATTACGACCATTATTATTAATACTTCCATTATTAATAGTAGTACCTTTTACAAAAACACGAAAACCTCCTGTGGACAAAGTTCCTCCAGATGCAATTGTTAGGTTAGCATAATACATATCTCTTACAAGAGTAACTGTGGCACCAGTTCCTATGTTTGGATCAGGGTCTATAGCTGTTCCGAATAATAAGCTACTATAAGCATTGCTCCATGAGGCAGTGGTGGCAGAAGATGTAACTAATGTTTGATTGGAAGTTGGAGTACCAGAGATGGATACAGGTGTGCCAGCGGTAGCTATTTGATTAGCAGTAATAGTATTGCCGGAAGCACCTCCCTGTATTATTTTGTTCTGCAATGTATCAGTCGTGGCTCTACCCACTAATGTATCAGTTGTAGTAGGAAAAGTCAACGTAGTGCTAGAACCATTAGTATTGGTAACAGAAGTGTTCATTTTTTTTCCGTGAATTTATTCACGGAGATCAAGAATATATTTATAGTAGTATTAAATATATAAATATATATTCTTTTCAATATAAATATCTTCCTTGTGATTCTCCTTATTCTTCACGAATACTTTGTGAATATATTTTTCTTTACGAATATATTCGTAAAGGGTGTAAGGAAAGAATGAACAAAATAATAAGATTAAATGTTGGCGGCGTGAAATATTCTACTACCATGACCACTTTGACAAAATATGGAGGATTTCCATCATTGTTGATGAAACGTGAAAGTGATGAGGGTGCTATGGATATACTGAGAGATTCTAAAGGTAGGATATTCATAGACAGAGATGGTAAAATATTCAAATATATCTTAGAGTTCTTGCGATCTGATACAGTAGATGTACCTGAAGATTTGATTGGGAAATTGCTAATAGAAGCAGATTATTACCAGATCAAAGAATTACAAGATGTTCTTCTCGCTAAAATCTCCGGTAAAAAAATCCTTGAAACTGTTACACTCAATGTAGGAGATGAGATATTTACAGTATCCTATGATATTTTGCGACGAGCTACAGGAGACGGATTTTTATTCAAAATATATCAATGTTTGACATCTAATGCACCTATATACATGCATTATGATGCCGAGGGTAATATTTTTATAGACAGATCACCCAAAGGATTCAAGCATCTTTTAGCTGAACTTAGGGGTGAGCGCCCCGATCTCCCTAAAGATTCCCGCGTAGAAGTGTTCTACAAAGACTACATATTTTATTTGGGATATGGTTCTGAGGCGATAGGGAAATTAGAACTCGCAAAAGAGAACAGAAGGCGATACGGTTGTATGGGAGTTTAATCTTGTGAAAAAGTTGAATGTTTCTTCATACTAACAAAAAATGAGTTTAATGCGCATCCTTCTTATGGGTAAAGATAATATAGCGGAGCTGTTTCTCCACACTATTGATTTGACCCCATATATATTTCCTGGATACAGAGGATGTTTTATAGGGATGAACGATCAATACGACATAAAAGTTATGATCTCATACAAACATATTTCCAAAATAGAAGAGACTCTTGAAAAATTTATCGATAATCCCCATTATTTGGATTATTACTTATACGATATACAAGGAAAACAGTACTGCGATTTTTACTTTTCTATACCAGAACAGTACCGGGAAGATAAAGAACATGCGGAGTCAAACAATTACGAAAAATTTAGCCAAGAATTGAGAAATATAGCAATTTTGGAAAGAATCAGTATCAGTACGTGGAAGAAAATACAAAAATGATTTATCTTTTTTCTATATTCACGATCTCTGCGTTCTTCACGAATTCCTTTGCAGATATATCTGCGAAGACTCATGGACACTATACCTTATGAAATTTGGAACGAAATTCTTTCGTTATTACCTGTCAAAAGTTACGTAGCTTTTATTTCTACTTGTAAGTATGCTCATGGACGTGATGTAGATGAAGTATGGAATGCGCTATGTAATCGAGATTTTTATGACGATGGAAATAAATATATTTACTCACAAAATCATCTTAAGAAATGGACGGAAGATTTTGGCTACGGCGATGCCATTAATATATACACTTGCTTATTACGTACCCCATTCCAAAATTTTATAAAACGTCGCTCTGAATTGTTTGGAAAATTAAAAGAGAACCTGAGTATTTGGGCTAGAACTTACCATAGCCCTCGACGTAAAGATATTAATCGATTTGAAGAAGAGCTTACGGAGATTGGCACTTCTGACGTGATGAAGGATTGCGGTGTTGACAAAAAAACTGCTGAAATAGTATGCGAATTGACTGATGAATATTTCTCGGGGTTATCGGATCATATCGACAAAATAAGGGCTGAGATAGTGTATGAGAATATATTACGCTCAAATTTTGGAGCACTGCAGAGTTTTGTAAAAGATAGCACATTTGCGAAGGGTTTCGATCTAGCTCGTGAAAATAGGGTTGTAACGAAAGAGATGTTCAAAAAATTATGTGAAGAAGGTATTTTCGAATTAATGGTAGAATCCCGTTTCTACAGGGAAACGTGGTGGTGTATTATCGTTAAATTGATTAACGAAACTACAGATGAAGAATTTCGCAATCTATTGCACGAGTATATGAAAAAATATATAGATAATATCACAGCTTATTTAAAAGGAAAATATTCAGGAATATATACAGGTAAATGCCTCGACAATAATGATTTAATTATATTAAAATTTCTTATCACGCATATTGATAGTGAACGCAAATAAAAAATGATTTATCTTTTTTACATATTTGCAGATATATCTGCAGTATCCTTGCACCAGTACAAGGAAAAATGAACAGCCTTCCTATCGAAATTAGCGTACTTATTTTCGTGAAGTTACCGATCCGAGATTTAATCTCATTTTTCTCATCGAATAAATCCAATTACATCAGAATGTATGACATCTGAAAATTTATCGTTTATTTTAAGTCTTCCAGTGAATATCTTCAGAAAATATAGGGAAATAAATAACGGCGTATTATGTGATACAATATACGGGATATTCAGGGGTCGATCCGATGAAAACAAAAAAATATTATGGGAATATTTGATTGCGAAAGATAGATGGCTGCTCTATCAAACATATTGTGGGGAATCATGGGGCGACTTAGGGTATCATAATTATTATGTAAAAAACATACATGAATATATAGAAACCAGTAGTTACGAAAAATTTATAGAGATAGTGGCGATCGCATATGATTTGGAACATCATTGAAAATTGAATATATTCTTTGCAAATATATTCATGGATTTTTCCGTAGATACATCCTTTTCGCAAATATATTTGCGAAGAAACATGCATTCCATTCCACATGAAATCAGGAGAATTATAGCATTTGATCTGCCTATTGGTGATTATGTTAATTTCGCGTCTACTTGTAAGGAATACCACGAAGAGTTGAATAATTATTGGCCAGAACTATGTTGGGCGGATTTTTCTATACATGGTGATAAAAAACAATACGCGAACCGGTATTGGAAAACGAAATACAATATTGCTGTCGAAACTATCAAAAATATTCATAATTCCATGGACAAATATTATAATTACCAAAAAATATTAGATATTCTGAAGGAGATAGAAGAATATTTGCGAATATTTGCAAAAATAGGGCGTGCTACTGTAATAGAGCTATTCGAAATGAATGAGACGATAGAACATATTCAAAATGAATGGGCTGTTCTCTACGAGAACACGATCTCCAACAGCAGAACAGCATGCACTAAAATTATTGGGGATTTTGTAAAAGAGCACTGTGTCAAAAAAGTGGAATTCGCCCTACCAAGGAGAACTTCTATCAAAAAGACATTTTTGATAGAAAAAGTTGTCAGTGAGTTTATGGTATCGAAAGAAATAACAGAAGATCAATTATTGTTCTTGCTAAAGATAAATATATTTCGGACAATAGAAAACTTGGGTGGCATTTGGGAAAATGTCATAAAAAAGATTTTCCAGTCTTCGGACGAGTCTCTTAAAAAAGTGTTATGGAGTTATTTGATCGAGGAAGATAAAAATATGTTATACGAAGCATACTATTCGAAACTAACAGTTAGTGTAAGAAAGCATTTTTATAAACATAATCTATGTAAATGTATAGAACTTTGCGATTATGATGGATTCATTCGCATAACATCTTCTCGACCGCAACAAAATTGATTATATTTTTTTGCATTATTCTTTTACACGTAAAAGAATACCGTGTTCTTTATGAATTTTTCCGTAGATGCATCCTTTTCGCAAATATATTTGCGAAGAAACATGCATTCCATTCCACATGAAATTAGAAAAATAATAGCGCTCGAACTACCAATTCGTGATTATCTTAACTTTGCGGCTACTTGTCGGCAATATTACGAAGAAAATAACCATTGGTCAGAATTATGTGAAAGAGATGATATGATGGATAAAACTGATAAGCAAGGTTACATTGCTGAATATTTATCTATGCAACACCTTGAAGCCATGGTACTTATTGAGATGGAAGTCGAGGAAATATTAGCGGTAATTTCTACAAAAAAAACTACAGATAACGATCCAGATATCATTTATCATATGAATATAGTTCTCGAGTGTGTGCATAAATTTATAAATCCGAGCCGCGCCACTATTATAGAATTATGTAAAATATGCCAATCGGTAGAAGATATATTCGTATCAGAAGGAAAGGTAATTGACTCAAATCCTGAATTGAGTGGTATATTAAGAAATATCATATGCGAATATAAGAGAAGATGCCTTATAATATTTGCAAAATTCATAAGATTATGTTGTCTGGAAAAAGTAAAGTGCAAACTACCTGATGTTGAACCATGTTCATTTGGCGGATTATTGTATAGGGCTGTCAAAATGATGTTACTTTCAGACACAATAACTGACGATCAATTATTATTTCTCTTAGATATGGACCTATTCCAAAATATTGAAAAATATGATTATGGATGGGCAAGCACGATTCAATTAATTTTTATCCGTTCTGAAGAACATACTAAAAAAACATTATGGAATTATTTGATAACAAAAAACAAGAATATGCTCTATGGAACATATTTTTCTAGTGAGTGGAAGAAAAAACACTTCCGTTATATACACAAATATATAGAGACTAATGACTATGAGGGCTTTATACAAGTAATACTGTCAGATCCAGAATTACGAAATATCACATTACCTCAATTATTACGCGAGGAAATATTGAACGTGTTTTGAAAATTGATATAATATTTTTTGCATTATTCTTTTCGCACACTCTTTGTAAATCTCCGTGTTCTTCGTAAACTTTTCGCAGATATATTTGCGAATCCTCCGCAAACGCGTTTGCGGAAAAAATGCATTCCATCCCACACGAAATCAGGAAAATAATAGCGCTAAAATTACCTATTGTTGATTATCTTAACTTTGCGGCTACTTGTAAGGAATATAACAAAGAAAAATACTGGGTAGAATTGTATCAGAGAGATTTTGGCTCACATACGATAGAAATAACCGAAAAAACTTACATCGATCAATATTTATCAGACAAATATGAAGAAACTCTCAAAGAGACATATATTATTTCCAACTATATATTAGAAAATATTGATCCAATAGACTCAATTTCGACAGAGTATTATATAGAGAAAATTATAATGCGCATAAGAAGAATTGCAAAAACGCGCTACTATACAATTTTACAACTATGCGATATATGCCGGCAAGTGGACAGAATTTTCATAAATAGCAAAATAAACTATGGCCCATTCTATGCAAAATTAGGAGATATTATGAAAAAATATAGGAAAAAATATACTCAAGTAATCGCTAAATTTATTCAACGCCATTATATAGAAAAAGTCGAATTTTCATTCCCCAATAAACCAAACAGCAAATACAATAAAATGATAAAATGCGGTGTTTGCGCGTTGATGATTTCGGAGGAAATAACCGCAGAACAATTGCAGTCTCTCCTGAACGCGAGAGTTTTTCATATATTTGGCAATTCTAACAACGACTGGGGATTTGTTGTCAAATCAATATTTAAATATTCTGAATGGCATCTGAAAGGGGTATTATGGGAATATTTAGTTACACAAGATAAAAACATACTTTACGAAGTTTATTACCGCAAAAATACTATCGAGGAAAGAAAGCACTATTATGATCATAATTTATATAAATATTTGGAATCTAATGATTATAAAAATTTTATCAATATTGTATTATCTTCACCAACTCCCAAATGCTTGGAATTTTAGCAAATTTGATTATTCTTTTTTGCGTTATTCACGGTCTCCTTGTACTAGTACAAGGAAAAAAATGGACTCTGTACCCCAAGAAATATTAGTTTCTATCGTTCTGTATATGCCAGTGAAAGATATAGTGAGCTTTGGAAGGACGTGCTCCAAATACAAAGAATCTTTGAGTGATGGACATCTCTGGGGTTTATTATTGATAAGAGATGGATTTCGAAAATCGGCCAATATACCAAATAGAGCGCAATATATAAATGAATACATGATCCATTTGATAAAAGAACCAAAAGCGGTAATTATTCCACGTATATACAATATTTTGACATCTTCCCCGGCGATAACTTTGTTGTCAGATTTAAAAAAAATACATGCAAGATTAGTAATAAAAATATCTAATTGGGCAGGTTCAGAACATTCGCAAGCAACTCCTCAAGACATAAGAAATTTTTGCATAATTTATAAATCTGTACTAACCATAAAATTTCCTCCCGGAACGGAACCGTTTGCAGAAATCGTAAGAAAAGCCTTAATCGAATGTGAACACTATATAATTACAGAATTATCTCACGATATATTGTATTTACTAATTGAAGCAATTACAAATAAGATGCATTATTCCATAAGCAAATACAAGGACGGGATTATTCCAATTGATACAGAACAGGATATTATTCGATTCGACACGGTCCTCGAACCAAAAATCCTATCAATCGAAATATTAAAACTTTTATTTGTTGAACCGGGTATCGATTACTATTTCAGTAAAATAGATGCTGATGTGTTTAGATGGATTACCAAAATACTAGTCTACAACTATAAAAAACAACAAAAGGAAAACATAGATATAATATGGAAGTATATACGTGATAATAAAAAGTCATTACAAAAGGTGATATTCCCGAAAAATCGTGTAAAATATATAATGGGGCTTATTTTACAGGATAATGTGGATGATTTCTATCATATGTTCATGTATTGGTAGTCTTTTCTTCGTGAATGCATTCACGAAGACTATAAAAAATTGATCAATATTTTTTGCATTATTCTTCACGAACTCCTTGTACTAGTACAAGGAAAAAATGGATACATTACCTCACGAAATTCTTCTGCAGATTTTCTATTTTCTTGATGTGTTAGAAATAGTAGCGTGTATTTCTACATGTTTTTACCTCAATACTCTCGATGTAAATGATATTTGGAGGTATTTATGCCTCAGAGACTTTAAAATGATAGGAAATAAAGAGACATACAGTAGAGAATATCGCGATAAATGGAACAAAAATATTGGAAAGAAAGAGTTTTCGGAAGCCCTAGCAGCTATTCGCGATAACAGAGTATGCGATATGCATTTCGTAATGGATAAAGTACTTAATAAAATATGGAAATTTATCTGTTCCAATCCAACGCGGTCAGATTTACACGAAGTGTATATTACTGTGAGTACCTATTCACGTCCTCGCAGTAAAAATGCTAAAAATAAAAAATATGCGGGTAATCGCGATTATAAAGAGAGATATAAAGGAATATTGTTTATCATAAATGCTGTTATGGAAAAAACTAGAAATTAAAAAATAAGATTTATTTTTTTGGTTCGCTCTACATAGCGAAAGCCTGAAAGTATGATTTTTTACGTCGAATACCTCAAAACGGCCAATTTTTTCCCATTAAGACAGCCTTCCCGAGTCTTAGTAAAAACTCAGTATAACTGTCGCCTCTCACGAGCGGGGCGGACTATACCTTAAGCATCTCTGTAAATATTTACAGAAACACCGATCCCTTATAGTCTCTGAACGTTTGTTTCGCTGCGGATTGTCCTCTATTTATACCGTTTTTACCATGCTCTCGATCTTTCTCCGAGAGGTCTTATTTACAGAGTAAATAAAGTGGTAGATATAAATTTCAGGAGTTTCCCGCAATTTGAGAATCTCGCTATTTTCGCCATCTATGATTACAGATAACGAAAACAACTAGGAGGTTTCACGCTTTTCACGCCTCCTGTTGGCTCCACCGTTGTTTAGAGCCGTCGCTGATAAGCAAGAAGTTGATTGCGATAGCCACAATCGAAAGATCAGCTTGAGAAATAGTAGATCCCACATTAGGAGATACATAGTTGAAGTAGAATTCACGAGCACGTGAAATATTGACATGACCAGAGGGCTGGTAGCTTCCGGCATACAAGTTGAATGTAATCATGTACGCGCCTATATCAGCAGGTGTCTGGATGTGGTGTCCTCCATAAGTGTATGGAACATATTGATTGAAGAAGGGAGCGGGAATTTGGTTGTACAAAGGAACACCATGAGCTTCGATGGTGATAACACTCAAAGTAGGAACATACTTGTTATAAGTAGCCTGGCAGAAAGGAGAAGGCAAAGCATTATCGATTTCAACTGCGGTGGGAGTGGAAGCATTAGCAAAGGTACCGATAAGAGGAGGGTATGCATGAGATTGAAGCACAACATTCAATTGATTAACTGTCAAAACGGTACCACCGAGAACTCCGAGAGATGCAGCGAAGTCCAATCCCAAACCTGTGAAACTGACAAAGTTGGCAGTGTAGTTATCAGCGGTGATATTGTTAGCGGGTAGAGCTGCTGAGAAACTGTAACCATTAGTCAAACTACATCTATTAACTGTTACTGGATCAACCGCTGAATAGATGTTCCAAGAATCTAGAAGAGCTGGGCTAGTTACATCAATGTTTCCAATTGGCCTAAATCCGCAATAGATAGTTTCAATAGGCCACTTAAGTTGGTTAAGCAAGAGCTGATCTTGAGCCTTGTTATCACGGATGACTTGTTTGCGGTGCACACGGATGAGAGAGAAACCAATTCTCTTAATGAAAATATCATGGATTTCGGGGTTTACGAAAATGTTGTTAATGTAAAGGTCCGCAGTAAGTACATCAGGTACTGGGGGAGGGAAGTTTCCGGGGCTGTCGGCAGCGGGGTTGTACGCATGCTGGTGTTGGAGGATTTGGTTAGCTTGTGCCAATTGAACGTTAATGAAACGTTGTCCATATGGAATGGAGACGGATGGGACCGCTAGGCGAGGCGTTATCTTAACCTTTATTCTCTACTTAGCAATAGAGGATAAATCTATGGTACTAGCATAGACCATCTTTCGATGTGGACGAGACTATATCTTAAGATTTTCGTGGATATTCACGAAGACCCCACTAACATTTAGTCGTTGAACAGCATTATTAAAAATTACATATCGACAAGAGTTTCAAAGTATTCTAAGCAAGCTATTTTAGCTTCTTCTTTTGTTCCGTAATATTTCACAGTGAATATTTTCTTTTTACATAGGGGATGTTTATTAATAGCGTAACCTAAACGTTTTGGATCTTTAATCCAAACTATATATTTCGGAAGTCCTACGACTTCAGGATGTTTTCGAAAATTATCAATATTGTTTGTTATGCCAACTTTAGTTCTTTCGGATATAATTTGTTTAGTTTCCTCTGAATGATCAGAACGATCACCTCCGGATTTCATATTATACCCTTTCTTGACAGAATCATACAAATCGATATATTCCATTTCCCATCCATCCAAGTCTTCGGTATCAATGTCATCTTCTAAAATTTCGATAGAAAATTTATCAATTCCGTACTTCTTTACCGCGTTATATAATTTGGAGCAAGTGCCTTTTTTTGTTTCGATATCCTTCGGCATATCTTTTAGCAGCACTCTTATGTTTATTCCAACGTTTATTTAGCTCATTTTTAGTTTGGCCTATGTATATTTTACCATTTTCGGAACAAGTTATTTGATATATAATTCCCATATTGTGGTAATAAGGGTAGAATACTCATTCTTTTTCTTGATTTTATATAATAATTTTCAATAACTTGGTTGCGGATTGTCCAATCTTCAAGGTTTTTACTTCTATTATCCTACATATAATATCCCCATAAGTTTCCCTATAAGGCTTCGCTATAAGCAGCGAAAAGTACTTGAAGTTTAAGGAAGTTCCCGCAATTTGTCAGTGTCGCACTCTCTTCATTCGATCAAATGAAGAGAAATACTAGCCTATACTTTTATATAGACTAAGACCATTCAGCCTTTTTTTGGGTTGTTACACCAAGGAAAAGGCCTAAAAATCTTTGTTGCACCAAAAGAGAAGAGGAATCCAGAGATCAAGGGCGGGTTGGGTAACCTTGGAAGTCTGAGGACCATCCCAGAAGGTAACACCCTCGCGAACGAGAGCGCCGCGGAAGTTGTGGCTTCCGGAAAGAGAAGAGCTTGTTACATCACAATAACCTTCGTTGGGCAATTCCTGGCCGACGTTCCTGTTCCAACCAATGGTCTTCTCGGGTGTAATAAAACGATACTACCTGTCTTTGTTTTTACCAAAGGTAAAGACGAAAACATCCATATTACTAGTATGGACCATCTTTCGATGTGGTCTAGACTATATCTTAAGATATTCGTGGATATACCACGAAGACCCCACTAACATTTAGTCGTTGAGCTGCACGCTCTCCACAAATATATTTGTGGAAAACGCTTGGTTGCGGATTGCCCAATTTCCTGAGATTGTTACGCTCCTTTTTGTTAGTAAACTAACAAAGAGAAAATCACAAGTTTCCCTGCGAATATTTCGTACTCAGGAACTATTGCTACATGATAGCAATTCCTTATATTGACACATAAACGCTTTGACTTTTATCTTCTGCCTTATATGTCATTACGGATAAGGGGTTTCCCGCAATTTGTCAGTGTCGCGCTTTCTTTATTCAATCGAACAAAGAGAAACACTAGCCTATACTTTTATATAGACTAAGTCAATTATTTAACTTTTGATGGAAGTTCATTACTTCGGAATCATATTCATCCAGAGGGTTTCCGTTAACTTGGAATTGCACGTTTTGTACTAGTGCTTGACCAACATAATTTACATAAGCTAAAAGCTCCTGACCTACGGCCGGGTTGGTAAGAGGTGTTGTCCAGTAAGCTGCGTTAAGAGCGGTTACGCTGCTCAACACAATGTGCAACACCATGTCATGAAAGAAATCGCCGAATTGGGGTCGAAACTACCTTTTCCCTACATGTAGAGAAAATCTTTATTTCTTGTAAAGACGTATTTTCATACGGGACTAGACTATATCTTAGGGTTTCCCCCACCTCCATTTAGTCGTTGAGCTGCAGCTCTCTTCGTAGACTGGTCCACGAAGAGAACCTTGGTTGCGGATTGTCCAATATTTGAGATTGTTACGCTTCTTTTTGTTAGTGAACTAACAAAGAGAAAATCACAAGCTTTCCCTGTAATTATTTCGTACTCAAATCTTAAGGAGTTTCCCGCAATTTGAAGGTGTATAGCATATGCTTTTACATATACTAGCACGTATCCATGCTGAATTGAACAGTACTACCGAGACGGGCTGTGCCGGATTGTACAGATGTCTTATTATATTCGTAACCACGCTTGTATCTTCTACCATTTTTCTTTAAAAAATCAATAGAAACCTATACATTTTAACTTATAGGTCTACTTTTCAGTAGGAGCTAGACTATATCTTAAGATTTTCATGGATATATCCACGAAGACCCCACTATCATTTAGTCGTTGAGCATTTATTAACACTAATTTTAGGAATTTATTATCAAATCATCCAAGAATTCTTTAGCTCTTTTGAGATTTTCTTCGTTACTATACTCTTTTTGGTCAAAATTTTTAATATATTTTGTTTCATCGGAAAGTGTATGATATATTCTATATCCTCTGCCATATTTTTGTATTCCTTTCGGGAGATTGGATATCTTTTTTTCTACTTTGATTCCATTTTCTTCCAAATCACAAAGGAATGACATAGCATCTAACAATTTTTCATTCATGTCTTTTTTCTTGCTGCAAAAGTACTTCGATTCACAAAGCGGATGTTTAGATATTTTATACCCTTCATATCTTGAATTTTTGAAATGTATCATATATTTAGGCAAATCTAGAGATTCTATTTTTTTACGATATGGTTTTGAGTCCCTTTTTTTAGCAGATTCACTCATACGCTTTCTCGTTTTTTCAGACATGGTCTTATTTGAATTACCACCATTCATCAAATTATAACCGTTTGGTGATAGTGTGTTATGTAATTCTATAGCCTTGCGTTCATAGTAATCTAATTCTGTTTCATTACATATCAACAATACTTCTGAACTAACGGAATCCTCTCCATATTTCCTAATAGCGGCGTTTAGTGCTATACATCCACTCTTAGTATCGCGTCTTGCTTTACTGAAATGTTTTGTTAGTCTCTGATGAAATTCTTGTGTAGTTTGACCTATATATTCCTTACCACTGGGTAGAGATAATTTGTATATAATTCCTTGTTTCATTAGTGTTAATTTTAGTTGCGGATTGTCCAATTTCTCGACGTTTTTACTATACCCTCATTTCTTTGATTCATTTTTTTAAAATCAAGAGATGATTTTACCAAGTTTCCCTGGGGACTCTTCCATTTCGCAAAATGGAAGAAAGTAGTCGAAAACTTAAGGAGATTCCCGCAATTTGACAGTGTTGCAGTATACTTTTCGTAGTCTAGGATACTAGCATTATTTTTCAATACTAAACTACTAATTGTATTACTACTAGCACGCTGTTTTCAGCGTACTGCTACTTGTCGTTACCGCGATTCGGTAACATTTTATAGCTGCAAAAGGCTTGAAGTGCGCATTCATGAATCTTTAATACCATCTATTACATCCACAAGGTAAATGTAAACTGACTCTTCACTTCTACATGAAGACATGCTTTCGCATGGGAATAGACTATATCTTACGATTTTCACAACATATTGCGAATATCGCACCACCGTTTAGTCGTTGAGCTGCATCTTCTTCATAAAAATTTATGAAGAAAACTTGGTTGCTGATTGTCCAATGTCTTGAGATTGTTACGCATCCATCTATCTTTTTACAAGTAAAAGGATAGAAGAGGAACTTCGTACTCAAAACCTTGAGGAGTTTCCAGCAATTTGATGATGAATCCCTAATGTCAAGGATATGCGTTCTTTCAATATCTACCAGAGTAGGAGTAGGCTCTTGTATCTATCCATATTATTTGTAAATAATACAGATATCTTGCGAACTACCGCAAAAGTACCTTTCAGTACGAGATAGACTATATCTTAAGCCTTTCACATAATATGTGAAAAGCCCATCACCATTTAGTCGTTGAGCTGCACGCTCTCCACAAATATATTTGTGGAAAACGCTTGGTTGCTGATTGTCCAATTTTCAAAGATTGTTACGCATCCATCTATCTTTTTACAAGTAAAAGGATAGAAGAGGAATTTCGTACTCTGAAACTTAAGGAGTTTCCAGCAATTTGATGATGTCGCATTCTCTCATTTGATATCAAATGAGAAGAACACTAGCACTTCTATTAATCTATCAAATTAATAGAAACACTAGGACCTAATTGATCCTTAATTTGGGGATTCCTAGCTCTCATGCGCTCGATTTCTAACAAGCGCTTATTAAGCAAAGCCGTTGCCATAAGCATACGATCTTGTTTACCCGTTAATACCAGTATTTCTACTTCCTAACCACTAAATTAGGAACACTTTTCAGTGTGGACTAGACTATATCTTAAGATGCTTCGTTTTCGCGTAAACGAAAACACCCCACCACCGTTTAGTCGTTGAGCTGCAGCTTTTTCATATCTTCATCTATAAATGAAGACGTGAAGAAACCTTGGTTGCGGATTGTCCAACTTTTCAAGGATTGTTACTTTTTTTCTTATAGATAAGAAAAAGAGTACCTTGATTTTTAAGGAGTTTCCCGCAATTTGATGGTGTTGCATTTTTTCATATCTTCATCTGTAGATAAAAACACAAATAAAACACTAGCATTCCCCCTGTTTAGTAGGAACACTACGACTATTAATTCAATCGTTGGTAATCAACTGGAAAATTCCACCAGTGGCCATTTTAAATTTTGTTTATAATTGCTAGTATACTATGGCAGCTATCAAAAAACAAAAATAAAAATAATTATTACAAAAATAAAATACTTGATATCAAAAAAGGATATAAATATACGTATAAAAAAATGTAAATTAAAATTATTTAAAATAAAAAAGAATACACAAAATATTAGCATGTCAAAAAAATTGACGACCGAAAAGTTTATTGATGTGGCTAAAAAAATACACAGCAGCAAACGTTATGATTATTCTAACACTGTGTATTTAGGAGGAAACAAATCCATAAACATCATTTGTCCTAAACATGGAGAAGTAACATTACTGAATGCCCAATGTCATATATATTCATGTGGTAAAAGAGACCCAATCGGATGCCCAAAGTGCGGTGTTGAAAAAAGAAACATGAATTTAGTGAGTAGAAATAAAAATCGTATCCTCACAAAAAGAGAATTTGTAGAAAAAGCAATCAAAATACACGGAAATGTATACAATTACGAAGTATCGGACTATCTCGACACGCAAAATACTGTGGATATATTTTGTAATAAGTGTCAAAAAAATTTATATTACGTGCTGGTAGTCATATTTATGGAAAACATCCTGCAGGATGTTCAATTTGTAAAGAATCTCATGGAGAACGTTATATACGTAGTTTATTGACAGAATTAAATGTAGATTTTATATCCCAAAAAAATATTAAAGGAACTCTGCTAAAATGGGATTTTTATATTCCAAAATCAAAAATATACATAGAGTTTCACGGTAGACAACATTTTGAAGTAGTTGATCATTTCGGCGGCAAAGAAGGTTTTTTCGTAGGAGTTAAAAGAGATTTAATTAAAATGAGGTGGATACTAAATAACAAAAAAATATTATTATCGTTTATGAATGTGAATACAATACATCCCTATCATTATTATTTTATATGTAATTTCCCAAAAAATCAAAGTTTTCTTTATTATGAAACCAGGAAGATGATGTACGAACATTGTGTATCCATACAAAAATATCAGACCACTTCCGGATTTCCAGTAGAGGAATTCAAATACGTCTGCGACGAAGTTAAATCATACATAGAGTCTTATAAACTATTCGATGTATCGTTTCTTTCCAAAAATGCAGAAGAAATAGAAATGGAAGAAATAGAAACGGATGAAATTGATATATTTTACTAAGGTTTTTCCCTTCTTATTTTTTCTCGCGAATATATTAAAAAGGAAAAATTGAACATGTGTTATAAATCGTTAGAAATGGAAACTCCTCAACTTTCTGTTTACGTGATAAAATGCACAGATAATAAGTATTATGTCGGCAGTACTAATAAAAAATAGTGAAAGAATATTAGAACACTTCGCTAAAAACGGAGCAGGGTGGAATAAATTATATTAGCGAGGGATTTGGATTGGTACATTCTCTTTGTAGATGTATCTACGAAGAACATGAATAATTCGTGAAAATTGAATGCATTTTTCGCAAGTATTTATGGATATATCCATAAAAACAATGGAAGAATTAGTTAGTACCTATCAAAGTATAAAAAATATTCCCGAGGTAGTCGAACTAGTTAAAATCCTAGAAAAATATGCATTCGATAATGATTACGAAGCAGGATATTATTTAGGATTTTCGGAAGGTTGTAATTCCGTCATAAAGTACTGTTCAATAGGTAAATCTATGAAGACAGAATTTGCGATATTGTCAGGTATTTGTTCAGAAAAATATTTACAATACGAAAATACGACATCTAGTATATCAACGTACAGCGCTCCTGAAACACAAACCGAATGGAAGTTTTATTACACTACCAATATTATAGATACAACTACTATGGATGACATCAAAAAAAGATCAAAGGATCATCTTGTGTCTCTAGTAACTCCATTCCTCGCCGGAATTGATAACGGTATTACTAATAAAACAATACCAAAGGATCGAAGTCTCCAATTTTATTATGGATTGTACAAGGCGTATACTCGCGCGGAACCATATTGTACAAAAGAAGTGGATAAAACTATGGTTGGATTAACAATAGGAAATATATGCTGCAAGATCCAAGAAAAGTGTTAGAATATTCTGAAGAAACCTTCCTCATCTAAAAATCGGGCGCAATCTTTCACTCTTATTTTTTCTTCAATGTTTCTTCGAGCTATTTCCTTTTTAATGTTTTGTTTATTAACACAAATAAATGTTATTCTAGAAAGACCATCATCTTCTGGAAAATCTTCAGCCAATACGTATATCATATCTTCAACTTTACTTTCAAGGGTAATTTTTATGATACTACAACTGGCATTACCTTCTTCATATTTTTTGATACATTCGAGAGATTTCATTATACAACAACCATTGTACAAATAAACATCCCTTTCTTCATATTTTGATATTAATTTCTGTATACATTTTTTTTTGCAAATACATTTGCAAAAAACATAGGTATTTCGCGGTAATATCGGCAAGGGGCTTAGGTTGGTGCGTTTTTTCCGTGAATACATTCTCTTCGTAGATGTATCTACGAAAAATAAACAAAAAAATAATAATCAATTTTCATGAATATACTGGCCCTACGATCGCATAGAAATTTTGCTTGGAAATTTCGTGATGTATTTCTGGATTATAACAAAATCCTATGTTTTCCAGCCATTTTATTATATGAGTGTATTTTTTCTCAATAGCGATCAAATATATATTAGGCAGCAATAATTTATGACACTTATGGTGTGTGTATAGATATTCTAGAATATGTAAATGTCCGCCAAATGTTGCATATACACATGAAAATGAATCAAAACCAACGCCATAATTTGCTAACTCTATACATATATCAAGACAACCTTGACGAATAGCAAAATTCATATTATCAATATTATATACCATACCTTTATGTATCATCCATTTTACTACTTCAGGATTTTTTGACATAATAGACCCTCTTTTCGCAGATCGATGGATGTAATACATACGGCTACATAACCAATTCAGCATATTTATATGACCGTTCTTAGCAACATAATAGAATACACGCTCAGTTGGATGCAATCCTTTTGCTATTGCCCATTCTAATACATTAAAATTGTTCCATCCCGCTGCATAATCACAAACTTCCGCACCAATAGCGCATCCCTGTTCTTTAACTTTTTTCAGCATTTGCAGATCTCCTCGCATTGCCAGATATTTAACTACGTTCACATCCCAAGGGCATCCATTTGCACGAAGCCATTCTAAAACATTGAAGTATTTACGTCCAACGGCATCGCCGCATAAGTTTTTATAATTTTCCACAATATTTGTGGAAAGAACATCATTCCATTCATGACATACGAATTTGCAAACAATACGCATACAAGGTTCTGTTATAAACCTAAGTATGTAATCTGTAATTTCAACAGGAATGGAGTCCATTTTTTCCGTGAATATATTCACGGAGAGTTTCAATTTTTCTATAAAAAAGTAAAACTCTCTAATTAGCAAACGGATTGCGATATTTCTTTATCCTATCCATTAGTTCCTTTCTGCTGATTGGAAAGTGTACTTCCGGATTATAATAAAAATTCCTTTTCTCTAGCAGCCATTCTCGCACAACTTCGTCTCCCTCCAAATACATATTCGGTAGTATAGAATCTGGTATAAAGCTTATATTATTCAAATAATCCAAAATATCCAAATTACCACCTTTGACAGCCTTGGTGCAAACAAACGGATCCATACTACTTGCATTAACTAATTCCTTGAACATTTTGTAATCTCCGCGCTCTGCGGCTATGTCAACTAATTGGTAAGTAAATGGTACTCTTTTATTTTTAAACCATCGTAACACTTCTAAGTTTCCAGATCGTACGGCACCTCCTGCAGCCGGTGGAAATAGTAGAATTTTATGCTCGTACAACCAATCTAAAGCTGCGATATTGCTATTTTCAGCAGCTATACTGTATGCTTGCCAGCCAAATATACCGCCGTTTTCTTTAATCCACTCCAGAACTTCTATATTAGGTTGTCCAGCGGCATAATTAATAGCGTATGAACTCCAAGGACATCCCTTTCTTCTCAATAACTTCAACGTTTCCAAATCGCCTTGTTCAGCAGGATACCGAAATACATCTTCATCCAAAGGGCATCCATTAGCACGAAGCCACTCTAAAATATCAAAATACTTGTGCTTAACAGCATCTCCACATAAATTCTTGTATTTTTCTCTATGTTCTTCACGATATTCGTGAAAAGTACGAAGAACATCATTCCATTGATGGCAGACAAATCTACAAACCATGCGCATACAAGGTTCAGTTACGAATTCAAACATGTAATCAACAATTTCAATAGGAAGGGAATCCATTTTTTCCGTGAATATATTCACGGAGATTTGCGAAAAAGATGTATCTACGAAAACCACGGAGATTTGCGAAAAGGATGTATCCATTTTTCTTCGTAAACTTGTTTACGAAAAATTCGTGAAGTACACGGAGAGAATACAAACAGGAGAAATATTCATTTTTTTACATTCCCATAAAAAAATACTTCAACTAGAAAAGATACATTCATTTTGGTATATAAAATCCACTCTCATCCAAATAGTAAGCGTAACGCTCGATATCATCGTATCTAATATCTCTTCTCTTCAGTTCATCTTCGAATATTTCCCGCCTTACACTAATAAAAGTTATTTCATCACGCTCCTCTTCTAAAATATATATTTTATCCTGAACAATATCGTCCAATATAACTTTTATAGCGCTGTATGTATCTTCAGCATCGGTCTCAAGTTTGTATATGGATTCGAGTGAATCAACTACACCCCCGCTATATAAATATACTGTTTTAGACTCCATCTTCTTCTCATGTTGAGCAGTTATCAATGCGATGCAATCTTTCGGCAGGTTATCATATAAATATTTCGCGGTAATTTCAGCAAGAGATTTTGGTTGGTGTGTCTTCACGGAGTTCATGAATGTATCCATGAAAATTGTAAATGTATTTACGAATATCCTTGTACTTTTTCACGAATTCTTTGCAATTTTCACGAATATATTCGTGAAGGATATGAAAAAACAAACTTCAGTTTTTAAATCAAACTAATTTTTTCCATTGAAGGATATGGCAACGCAATAATAAATATGGCAAATAGAATCATTATTATCACACTCGCTCCTAAAATAATCAACCAAAGTGCCGATGACACAGAGCTCGATTCACTAGAATTTATAGTTCTTTCAGGAATCATCCACCAAGGTAATTCAGAAGTTTTTGTTGAATTGATTGCGATATATCCATTGGCAATAATTTCGACATTTCCAGCAAAAGGGTTGGACGAAAACACAACATAATAGCAACCTTCTATAGTGTACAACATTTGATTCGAGTTAATCGTCATAACGAAATTATTCCAATCGTACTTACATCCACAAGCTACCCAATAGTTTGTGTAATTATTTCTGAGGGATATTTCGGATTTGCGCCAAGAACCATTATTGAACAAATGATTCATAGGCACGATATTATTCATTTCACATGAATCATCACCTAAGTCGGCGTAAGGAGCTAAATGTCCTCTATCAATGTCATATTTTTCTTGCATTCCATTATAACTATACCAAGTGTAATTAGATCCATTTATCCATTTATTCCAACAACCTCCGTTATGTATATGACCTGACGGTTGATAAACCGCATAATTAGCCTGACCTAATGTGAAATTGTAATCTAATTTGTACGCGCCATAATCTAATGTATGATTCACTCTAAGATGATATGCCGAAGTGCTCCATACACATAATACAATAATTGCGAGAAGTCTCATTCTCTTCATGGATATATCCATGAAAAACATAGTATTTACGAATTTCCTTGTACTTTTTCACGAATATATTCGTGAAGAATATGAAAAAAACAAACTTCAGTTTTCTAAAATAATGGATATATTTGGTTGTAAGCACATATAGATTTGTTTTTTATGACTACTGCACATACAGCATAATAATTTTGAGATTGTATTTTATCAATTTCCAATTTCAAAAGTCCCTTATCAGGCAGAGGATCAGGATAATAACCCTCTTCTTCGTATCCATCAGTCATGCCTGTTGCAACGAATGGCAGTGATCCATTCGCCTCTGAAAATAAATGATTCAATATTTTTTTAGCTTTTTTGGCTCTCTTGACAGATTTGATGTATATTTGTTCATACTTGTCGTATTGTTCAAATAACAAAACATATATATTGTATATATATTTAGTGTTCTTATTTTCGTAACATTTGATTCTGTAGGTTCCGTGCAAATCAATGTGAGATAAGTATTTTTTTGTTTTCTTTTTATTACTCGAAATTTTTATTTTTCTCCCAGTGCGATAATCACTGCTCACAAGAACGTATATTCTTCTGGTACCACTATTCTTTTTATACACAATACTACAGATTTGTTCATCACTCGTGGCATTATTGACGGAATCTATCAACTCGTATGGAATACTTACTTTTTCCTCATAAATTGTAACATAATACATATTTATCGTTTCCACACTACCATCTTCAACAATTACTGGTCGACTTTCACACGTTACTCTTTTGTCCATGATATCCTTGTACTTTTTCACGAATATCCTTGTACTTTTTCACGAATTCTTTGCAACTACAATTGCAAAAAGTACAAGGAGAATACAAAAAAACGAGTTTCAGTTTTTAAATCAAATACTTTCTAAAATAGAGTTAATTGTTGAGTTTCAGCCATTCCGATACCGCGATGTGATTGTTTTCTTCGGCATGTCGCACGTGGAAAGGAGAACTGATATAATGACCATTTTCTTTCAGCCATTTCAATAATTCCAACCTTCCGTAAATAACAGCACAATCGATATCTTTCTTCGTGAATTTCAAACCCTTGCTGTGTAAGTATTCTACAGTGTCTATATTGCCAGAGCAGCAAGCAGATCTGAGAACTTTTTGATGCATAGGGTATTCGTTTTCGTACAACCACCTGATGCTCTCAAATTTGCCAAATTTGGCGAAATATAAATCTAACTCGCAAAAATTTTTCAATCTGTCTGCTCCGAGAAATTCCAATACTTCAACAGAATGACAGGCAGCGCCGACGTAAGTTCTGTAACTCACTCCACATCCGTTGCCAATACACCATTTCAGTGCATCGGTGTAGCCATTCTTAGCCAGTTCTCTTCCGAGACAATATTCTCGATTAGCAGGAGTTTTGATATAGCGTTTGGCTATCTTTCTCCATCTTTCGCAAACGTGCTTCGCAAGAGATGGGTACGAATATTCAAATATACAAACGAGAGACTCGACTGGTAAATCGTTAATGCTCATGTTTTGTTTCTGAAGATTCGTGGTTATACTTATTGTTCAAAATATTCAATTTTTCTACTATTCCCGGTTTGTTCTTTATCCCGATATCCTTATACCATTTGATAGTATTCACCAAACCTTTTCCCCTTGACGGAAAGAGATTTCCATGACCCCTCCATTTAAGCGATTTATTTGTCATTTTGTCTATTTTTTTCAAAAAGTCAGCGATGTCAAATTGTGGGTCGATTTTGTCCCGATAATTAGAAAGAATAAAATATTCTAAACTACAATCACCACAATGATCATATCCCGTCTCTACATCAGAGATAGGATTGATGTGCATACCTATAGGTCGTTCAATATTATTATAATAGTAGAACTTATCCTCATATTTTACCGTGTCGTAATTTCGAATATTAGTTATATCTTCCAAACTCCCAACTAATCTCGTTTCAGTAGAGTTTACCCCCGCGAATGGTTGAATATATATCTCACCACTTATATATTCCATTTTTTTATCAGAATAATTCTTCACGAAATCAATTGTGTTCCGACATTTGTCGAACGTCGCAAGATAATTATCATTAATATCTTCGATATCTAAACTAAAGAAAGGTACGCGGAATTTTATCATATATTTCTCAGGCTGTAATATACTCAACCAAACATACTGTTGTGCTAAATCCCACAAAATATCTAAATCCGTTGGACTTTCATCCCCAGAGGTTCTTATATCCGACCAAAAATACAATTTACCAATTTCGCGTAATAATCCCGCTAGCTCGTCGGAAAAAACATCTTCTATGATGTATATTCTAAAATTGGATTCTTTAATGAACTTTATAGATGCTTCATCAACTTTTTCCATTATTCCGTCTTTTCTGTTAACTATGTTAATATCACCAGTAGAATGGTCAAATAAAGCTATTTTTTTACTAATTTGGGTATCATATCGATCATCCTTTGATGTCTTGATGTATACTATATTTCCAATTTTATCTGAATAGTGTGGTTTGCATTTTTTAGTATATATTAACGTCTCCCTTGGATCAACAAGAATAAACTTAACATTTGGGAATAATTTATGCAATAAATAAATATGATTGGATGGACTACTTCCGGCGTATATTACAAAAGCATGAGCGTCTTTCGTAGGCAAACTGTTAGTCAAAAATTGTATTTCATTATCTAGTAATTTGCGCTGTCCTATATGTACAACCGGTCTATAGATCATACTTTTAGGTCTGTACTTTAGTTCGTGTTTTATATCATTCATAACCACACATGGCGGCATATCGTCAAATTCGCTTATTATCGCTAATATTTGTTCGAAATCTTTGCAATTTAATAAAGATTCTGCGCTTCCTGAATAAGAGCGATTTTCGTGCAAATTGAGAAATAACCATATAACAGCCGCCACTACTATTACTAAAATAAATACTAAAATTCTAATATCGTACATTCTCTTTATAAAGAGAATATAAAAAAATATCCACAATTGTTTTATCTAAATTGGATTGACATATTCTATTGAAGGATACGGTAGTGCGACAATAAATATAGTGAATAAAATCATCAATGTGATGCAAATTCCTAAAACAATTAGCCAAAGTATTGATGTAATATCAAATTCATCAGAATTTGGAATATTCGGGGCGCTATTTTCCACTATCCACCAAGGTAAATCGGAAGTTTTTATCGAATTGATCGCAATATATCCGTTAGCAATAATTTCAGTATCTTCTACCATGGGATCAGATGTGAATACTACATAATAACACCCTGCTATCTTATACAATTTCTTGCCATTGGTTATGATAAATTTGTCCCAGTTATATTTACATCCGGAAGCGATCCAATAATTTGTGTAATTATTTCTAAGGAATAATTCAGATTTACTCCAGACACCCTGATTAAAGGTACTATCCATGGGCGCGATATTATTCATGATACAAGATTTATTACCTATGCCCGCGTCAGGAGCTAAATGACCTCTTTCAATGTTATATTGTTGATACGGCATGGTGTAATCACTTACTGTAAAATTAATTCCCAGAGCCATGTGTTTATAACAACCACTATGCGGCACATTCTTTTTAGGTTGATAAACCGCGTAATTAGCTTGGCCTAAAGTGAAATTGTAATCTAGTTTGTAAAGATCGTAATCTAATACATGGTTCACTTTAAGGCGATATGCCGAAGTACTCCATACGCATACAGCAACGACAATAATCACAGAAAGTCTCATTGTTTCCATGAATATATTCATGGAGATCGTAAATGTGTCGACGAAGGGTATATTCATGAAAAATTTACGAAAATTTCAATTTTTTACTTTCTTCTCCATGTTTTTCGTAAATTCCCTGCAAAAAAGTACTCCCTTTATGAATATATTCATAGTTCTTCGTGAATATATTCACGAAAAATTAAGATGTTATGCATAACAGTATAGGAAAGATAATAAATATCATCATTATCAATAAAACATTTGTAATTATTGATTCCTGGGAATTATCCTGTATCCACCAAGGTAATTCAGAAGTTTCTGTCGAATTTAGCAGAATATATCCGTTAGTGGTAATTTTAACATTTCTGGTAGAAATTGGATTTGTGTCAAATACTATATAGTAGCAACCATCTATTGTGTATAGTATTTGATCAGTACTGAGTGTAGTAACATAATTTTCATAATTATACTTACATCCGACAGCTACCCAATGGTAGAAATAATGTGTTCTGAGGAATTTTTCTAGTTTCTTCCAAGTATTATTGTAAAACACATCATTCATTGGCACTATGTTATTCATGGTACATGAATCAGTCCCTACATCCGCTATAGGAGCTAAATGACTTCTATCGATATAAAAACTTTCTAACATTCCACTATAACTATACCAGGTATAATTTTCACCATCTACCCATTTATCCCAGCATTTGCTCATACGAGTATAACTTGATAGCTTGTAGATAGCATAATTAGCTTGACCTAAAGTATAATTGTAATCTAATTTGTATGTTTCATAATCCATCATATGATCCGCTTCGAGATGAAACGCTGAAATACTGCATATGTATATGGCAATAATAATTACGGAAAGTCTCATTGTTTTCGTAAATGCATTTACGAAGAACATAGTATCGACGAAGGGTATATTCACGAAGAACATAGTATCGACGAAGGATACTTTCAGCTTTTTATAATCTTCATATTTTCATTTTTTTTATATTCTTCATTTCTTTGTTTCTTCATTAATATATTCTTTGTTTCTTCATTAATACATCAACAAAGAAATGAAGAAAATAATGTTTTGCGAGCCGGAGAATTCCAACCTTATTGCTGGCGGTCTTTCTGGTAATAAAATTCTGGAGGTAAACACTGAACTTTACAATAAAATAATAAAAGCGCCCAAAATATACGAAACGGATAGTACCACTGCCTATATTTTTGGCAAAAAATACCCACTCAACACTTATGTCAGGTTAGGAACCCAACAAGGCGATTTCTCTCAAATATAGACTACAATATCGCCGTAAAATGTAGAAAAAATGGAACATATCATAAAGATAATTCCGTATCAACTTCCAAGTATCAATATATTTTTTGTTGATATTTTTCATTAATATATTAATGAAGAAACAAAGAGTGTAAACGTTGGGATGATAGAAATATACTAAGAAAATTGAAAAAAGATTACCCTTACATGTTATTCTTGGGAGAAGGATCTGTACGCGGATCATCATTATATGGTCATTACAAAGGAAAAGTATTAGATAGTATCATTATAGATACTGGTTATTTCTTTCAAGAATAATGGACGACCCACTCCTTTATAGATATATTTACAAAAATAACGAATATTTTCACGACAGTGATTGCGACAATGATGCGGTGCCAATACGCCTCACTGATAATTCTGGCGATATAGCATATTTTAGACTTGTGGCTGATGAAGGACAAACTATTTTTCTCACAGAAGGCATTTCAGAAAAAAAGAGGTATTTTATAAAAGTAAAATATTGCCTCTACAATTCTCAAGATGATACTTATTTGGAAAAAATATACACCAATAGAAGTGGAATTTGTAGAAAAGATTCATTTTCTATTTATCATGACAACATAACATTCCCTATGAACATATTAGTAGTTGAACTGATATTTTCTTTGTTGATATATCAACAAAGAACACTTAAGTTACAAACTTTATTATGTAAACATAGTGAAAAAGTACTCGAATTGGTAAACAAAGAGTACTTATTATTCGTTCCTATTTTCTTGGAGCATTGCATTGATGCCGGCACTATACAATTTTCTGGAGCAAATTTCGGAAGGCTAATAGACGTGTCAAATATTTTACGCAGAAAAAATCCAATTATAGATTTATATACACTGCGTACAGTAGATGATGCTCTTGGTAAGATACTAATATTTTAGTTTCTTTTTTGAGATGTCGAAACTTTGGATATTTGCCTACATTGAATATACAGGAGATGTATCCAATAGTATCGTGATCAGATCCAGTGATAAAGCCAGTGTCGGAAGATATGTTAAAGAAAATCCAGAAGTATTTCACGAATTATTCGAAGAAATGAAGTATATAACTTATTACAAGAGCGAAGTGAGAAAAGCTCTATATCCGAAAGATGGTCCTAAGTATCCAAATATAGATGTAAAAAAAGCGTTATCTGAAATACCTGATGACGAGATAATCTCAGAATTTCAATCATATGAAAAAGACTGCGAATCTTCCGCCGTTAATGTAATATGCATTGAAGAAAGTAAAATAATCAACATCTCCTAAGACATTTCCATCAATGATCTCGTGCATCCATTCTACTATATTTTTTTCCGGTATTGTTAGGAATAATCCAACTTTATATAAGAACCTCAACATTTCTAAACTGGGAGTACCTATGAAATAATTATAGTTGCAAGCCGCGACAACACAATTGACTTTATTCACAGGAAATCCATAATTATACAGCTTAGAAAAAACCTCTACATTACCCAAAGAAGCAGCTAGTTCGCAAACTTTATCTGTTTTCATGTGGCCGCCTCTCATAACCATGGAACTTATAAGTTCTTTCCATTTTTTACGTACAAATTGACAAACTGCTGACATAATCCAAAATATGTGTTAAAATTTCGGTGGATAGGGAATCCATTATATTCTTCGTAAACTTGTTTACGAAGAGATTACGGAGAGTACAGAGATTAAGAGGAACATTTAATAAATAATCACGAAAACAAAAAATGATTTTTTGCAATAGTTATATTCTCTTCGTGAATCTCCTTTGCAGATATATCTGCGAAGAACCATGGATAAAATACGCATTCACACAATCTACACTTATAAATCACATCCGCAAGAAGTGGCAACTGTGCCGGTGGATCCAAATATTTCAGAAAAAAATTTGATAAGAAAACTTACTGAAGGCATGACTGCATCAGAACGTTCCGATTTGGTAAAAATATCAACTAATCAACTTTTGAACGCAAACCAAAATCCAATAGGATATCTCTTGGAAAGAAACGGAAAGTACTATTTTGGTGAATTATAATAGACGACATATCATCTCCATAACTTCCTCTGGTAACCATGAAAATACACCATAACGGTCATTTCTTATGATTTTTTTCACAATATTTACTCTCCCGGCTAATTTACATTTGATAAGCATCGGATCTTTTCGGAAGAGATTTCTTGATAATGTATCAAATGACCACGGCTTATCTAGGTTTTCTTTGATATGATCGAAGAGAATATTCGGATTGGCCGACATTGCTTCATAACTATAGGGTCCAAATTCTCCATTCTCAAATATATCCCACCTGATATTAGGATTTTTACACAATTCATGATAATCCCAAAGTATATTTGGATTATTTCGAACGTGATCAAAGAGAACATTTGGATTTCTTGAAACACATTTATAATTCCAAGGTTTGTCTGGATTTGCTAAAATGTACTCGAATGTGATACCAGGATGACTAGATAATTGGCCATGATCCCAATTTATTTGAGGATTATCTCTGACAATTTCATATGTAATGTTTGGGTTTTGGGAAAGCAATTTTTCATTCTCAAATAAATGTGGATTCGTTCGAACGATTTCCCAAGTAATATTCGGATGTGTTGATAATACAACATAATCCCATCGTATCCTTGGATTTGTTTGAATAATATCCCAAGTAATATTAGAATTATATGATAAACAGGCGCCATATATATGCAAATCAGTTTTCCCGAATATATAACTATGGTGTAAAATATCTTCCCAGGTTATACTAGGATTACGTAATAATTTATAATAACCCCATTCTTTGTCAGGGTTTGTTATAATTATTTTGATTGAAATATTTGGATTTTCTGCCATATAACCGTAATCCCAGGGGAATTGCTGATTAGCTTCTACAAATTCCCAATCTATGTTAGGATTTTTTGATAAACTGATCCAATTCCATCCTTTTTTTGGAAATTCTAGTATTAACTTTTGTAATTCGTTCTTCGCAGTCATGATCCGGATACTCTGGCGTTGATCTTATCAATTTTCTTTTGGACTTTTTTTGAAATAGGGTGAATTCCTTTCTTTTTGACTTCTATATTTATCATAATTTCGTTTTCATTGATAACTTTATGCACTTTGAAAGTGCCTATACCCAATGTTTCAGCTATTTCATTAGGTGTGAGAAATTTTCTTATTCTTTGCACTTCTGCTATTTGTTCATTATTAAACTTGTATTTATTTCTACCAGATTTAGTCAGTACCCAAAAATCTTCTCCCCATAATTTTATGTTTATTCTCGACGATTCTCCTTGCTTTATTTTTCTTTTCGTAAGAAGCATTGTTATGTTAGGTACAAAAAATAAGTTTAATTCAAATTTCCCTTTCGAAAGGAAAACCTTTATTTCGTAACCATATCTTCACATCTTCTCTATCAGAATATGCGTATATATCACTATCGCAAGATGTACTACATACTTCCCATAAACAATCTAGTATTTCTATGTTACCATATTCGACAGCAAGTTCGAAAATACCAATTTTAGTGTGGCAATCTTTTTTAATTAGCCATTTTACTATATCAACTCTGCCGAATGTGATGGCAGGAACAAACATATCTGAATCTAACTTGGAGCCGTTTTTACACATCCACTTTACTATTTGTAAATATCCTCTTTCAATAGCATCTTTCAAGATAAATTCTTCAGAACAATAAAACACTGGAACAACCGTTCGCCATTTGCGGCACATAAATTTGCATACAAAATTCATGGATAGTTCATCGCATACATATCCCAACAAGTATTGCAAAATTTCTACTGGGAGAATATCCATTATTTCCGTGAATATATTCACGGAGATTTGCGAAAAAGATGTATTCGCGGAGGATTCGCAAATAAGTTTATGAAGAGAATGTATTTACCCTTTGTGAACGAGTTTTTCCGTGAATACATTCACGGAGTAAATCAATTTTATTAAGAAGAATATCCCAAAACAGCCGCTCCATCCGATATGCGCAAAAAGTTCAAAGCCATCGCATGAATTACAAGCCCTGAAAAATATTCGTACCCAAGACTTTGATATTTTTTAATAAATTCACTAGTACTGGGATCTTCGAGTGCTATTTTTGTTATTTTCGATTAGCCATGTTAATGTGGTGATATCTCTTTTCCGTATTATGCTTTTGATATTCTTCATAAGAAGTCTTTTATTTAACTTTATATCACGAAATATATGCTGTCCTTGCGGAATTTGTGAAAAGATCATATATAATATTTCATTCGGAAGCATGTCCATTGTTTTTTTCCGTAGATATATCTACGGAGAATTTACGAAAAAGATATATTCGCGAAGAGTTTACAAGGAGATTTCATAGTCTTTTCTTTGTGGATAGTTTTTACAAAAAAATCAAACTATTGTTACAATACACCACCAATGTGTGTTTTTAAGCCCTTCGCAATTATAATTGCGAAGAATTATTGATCAATACGTTTTACGGCGAATACCTCGACGAGGATCATTGTTCTGAAACCAATTAGCTATTTGTCGAACGTCTCTGTTTAATTCTTCGGCTATTTCTTTCTTTATTTTCATACAAGGTCGTAAATTTCCCTTTTGAATCTCTCTCAAGTATGCAGTTTCTTTTTCGTTGAAAACGCTCCTACCACCTCTCTTCTTTGGAACTTCCGGTTTCGGAGTTTCCTGTTTCAGAGTTTCCGGACCACTGAACGTGATTTGTATTGGAATATTTATGTACAGCATAGGACTTTTCAGAGACACAAGAAGAATTGCCGCGATTTTTTCGTCATCCATTATCTTCGTAATTTCTTTGCACTAGTGCAAAGAGGATATTAGCGAAGTTTACGAAAAGTACAAAGAAATTGGTATATTTTTGAGAACAAAATCAAATTTTTAAAATATATCTATTAACATGGTGCGATCAGTGGGCTCATATTTATATCCGCCCATCTCTTTGCACATTTTTTTCCACAACCTATCATCCTTCGTTAATGTAGTGCTGCTCTGTAGATGTATACATTCTATTAGTTTTGGTAATTTTGGATTACCTTTGAGACGATGCGCGAGTATTTTTAACAAGAAGAATGGGTAGTATAATTTATTGCTAATGACCGATTTGTTGAAAATTCTTAGTACATCTTCTCTCTTGCTAAGTTTTTCGAATACTTCAACCGCCATGGAAAAATCGCATAATACTTGCTGCTCTTCTTCTGAAGATAACTGCGGAGGTGAAATCGGATTGCCATTTAAACCCGTGATCATCTTTCTGATCAAAGGAGCATGATTATTCAGCTTCGGTAAGCGGACTATTTTCAACCATTGTCGAACTTGACGGCATTTCATATCGTTCATGCTTCTCTTAACACCCATACGCGTGTAATCTTTCACTGCTTTTTGATTAATTTTTTCAATAGCTTCCGGCGAGATAGTTTTATTTTCTTTCGCCTGTATTTGGTACAGCCATTTAGCACAATGAGCACTAGGATTATGTTTCTTGTGTTTTGCACAAGTAATTTGTTGGTTATAAAATTGACTATCTTCAAACAGAGTGCCTGGTAGATTTTCTATATATCCACATTTATCGCATCTTTTTTCAGATTCTTCTGAAAATAACACCAACGTTTCTTCACATTCAGGACATACATCATGATTTTTGGTTTGCAAATTCGGGAGATCAGGTTTATTCTCCTCGTATAAAGACAGGAACTTCCTAAAAGTATTTTGGCAAGTCAATTTAGCTAAAATTTGGTTGTTTATCCCCTGAAATACTGAATCTTCAGCATCGTAAAATGGGGACATATCGTCAAGTTTATGATTTTTTAATACAATTGTATTTATACCTTTAATTTTGTTGATAGTAGTGTAGAAATTACTGTAATTTTCGAAACTGGAAACAATGGAGCGTATATTACCTTGTAATCTATCCATCCTGTCGGTGATATTCTCAGATATCAGTAACTGGTAAAATGTATTAGATTCATAGTTGCCTTCCACTGAATAATATTGTGATAATATGGGAGATACTATATCAAAATATCGCTCCTGCAGAGAAAATACATTGGAGTACATTTCATCTAATTGACTAATAATAGACTGCGTTGACACATATTCACTCTTATTACTATCTGCCCAAAACTCCCCAAATTTCGGCACTCTAGAGCTAGATGTGGCAGTTTTTTTCTTGCCTTTTTTGGCGTTGGAATTTCTTTTTAGACCTTCCTGTTCGTATTGGTCAAAAATTTTTAATATTTCTTTTGCATAAATTGTGAGATCTGTTAATGAATCAAATCTTGCCACAAATTTTAAGTGTGTGGGTTCTAATGATTTTGTGCTAGTCATGCTTTATTAATATTTGTCATTGGTTCAATTAGAAAAAATCGATATTTCGGAAAAAATATTTAAACACATGTATCCAATTAGTATAGTTTCCGTAAATGAGAAAAAATAATAAGAGTCAACCTGCCGTTAAGCAGGAAGCTGACGATGGATCTGCGGAGTATAATCATAATGTAGATAAATTATGGGCAATTATCCAATCTATGCCAAAACATGAAAAGAAAAAGGTGATAGATTCTTTAGACGAAAAGACTATTACTGCATTACGTGTTAGAAGAAATCCTTATCGTAAACCTGTTTTTATGGGGAAGACTAACAAAACATTAGCTTTTTCTATGATAAATATTACAGAGAAAGACGCTCAAAGATTTGCTATGACTTCTTTGATAGGATTTTTATATCGTATGTTGGACGAATACAAGCCAAAAGGTCATGAAAATTTCGTTAGTGAAAATGACCCGCAATTTGCTATGCCATTTAATGAAATGGTGCGTGAATTGCGAAAACATAAACCCAATGAATTATTGATGGATGAATTTGAAAAAATTAAGAAAAAGATTGAAGAATTAAAACACGATACTACGAGTAAAGAATACAAAGAAGCCGCTAAAGAAAGTTTTATCGTAAGAGCGAAAATATACAAGAACAAAATATATTGGACCAGAGAAGATCTCGCTCTTATGAAAGAGAAAAAGGAAAGTTTAGAAAGAGAAGTTAAACATAGCGATACTAGAAAAGACGATCTATTAAAATCAATCCAAGAGCTTAACGAAAAGAAAGCTAAGAAGCAAAAGTTTGAAGAGGGTAGACTGAATATGTCCAAAGGAACGCCAGAATCCATAGAATCCGGTCAGATTCCTGAAGGGTTGAAAGTCGAAGATATTTTGAAGAAAATGAGCAATTATGTCATAGAAATAGAAAATAAAGAAAAACTAGTCGAAAAAGAAACCGCCAAGAATGATGAGTTGCGCAAGGAATTAGAGTTGCGGGTAAAACAGTGCGAAAACTATGAGGAACATCTCAAAACGTTAGAGAATAAGTTCAAAGATCTGAAAGTAGATTTCTTGAAGAAAACTGGTCGATCTAAACTAGCAGCCGATCTCATAAGAGAAGGTAAATCTAATACTAGAAAGAAAACTGTTAAAAAAGAGTTGAAAACAGAATTAGATGAGGTAATGGTAGATAAATACGAACCCAATGATGATGATTACGATAGTATAGTTGATAAAATTAAGAAAAAACTTAATATCGAAAAGACCAGTGAAGAATACACCATCGAAATCCAAAATCAGGTAGAGCAGTTCTTAGATGAATACTTGAGATATAATCCTGATAACCACGTCAGATGTGCGTACAAACCTAATTACGACGATCCGCAAAGAACTCCTCTGGAAAAAACTCAAGAAAAAGACCTTCAGGAGAAGAATTACGAACGAACAGTAATTCCTCCGGACGATACATTCTTCAGATGGAAGAGATATACAGAAGCCAATTATGAGTGTTTGCGACAAGCCACGGACGATATTTATTGCGAAAAGTTCGATCTAGAATATGCCATAGTACCGCTACAAGAATTCACAGGTGAGGATAAAGAAGAAGTGATGAAGAAATTTAATGATTTCAAACTAAAATATGCTTCAGAGTTCGATTCAGAAATATTCAGTGCCGACTTTGGTGTTTGGAATCTTCTCAGCTCATGGGAGCAAAACAGAGAAGTGCGCGATTTCTATACAGAAAAGACTGAAATCATCAAGAGAATTATAGATCAACATAAATCAGATGAAAGAATGGGTATTTCTTTGATGAAGGATCGCGCTAAGAAAAAGAAAGAAGAAAACGAGGCCAAAGAAGGTCCTCACGATCCAGCTCTTCATCAATACAGGAAATCTCTCAAGCCAAATGAACAATTGGAAACACATGGTGCTAAATACATTGATGAAATCGATAATGATGACTTTTCCGAAGATGGTGAAATTCGCGCTGATCGAGTTCCTAGAGATACAGAAGAATCAACTAAGCAAGAAGTGGAAGTGGGAGTTCATGTTATCAAACCTTATATAGGTGGTGGCAGAAGAAGAATCCCGCGAGGACTTGGAGAAAACTGGAAGTTCAACATACCCGCTCAAGAATTACCAGAGGGTTCGGTTAAATTATTTACTGGTCCCGAATTCCAACAAGAGAATGAGGATTTGATCAATAATTTTTCTATATAATTTTTCGTAAACTCGTTTACGAAGAAATACAGAAAAACTCGTTTACGAAGAGATTACAGATAAAAAACTCGTTTACGAAGAGATTACAGATAAATGAACAAAGCATATACAGAGAAAGGAATACATTTGCGAAGAGAATATATTTTTTTGATTTATCCTTTTATACATAAAAGGATGATGTATAAAAGTTGATTTTTTTGCAATTATATTCTCTCCGTAAATTCTCCGTAAATATATTCTCTTTGTAAACGAGTTTACAAAGAAGACCATGCACTCTCTACCTACTGAAATCCACGCTATGATCCTTTATAAATTACCAATAAAGAATATAATCGCTATGAGTGCGACTAGTAAATATTTTCATGAAATTTCCCAATCAATGTGGAAACATTTGCTGATAAGGGATTACAATTATAACAAACCGAGCTACAAAGAAGAATATATTTCATCTTATTTAGATGATTGCCTTATCCAGGCGCTGCATAATATTACGCAAACGATTCAAGGTCGATCAGAGCCTGATATCTTGTTTGAAATGTTTATACAAAGTATGGTGGCCACACTGTTAAGATTTCATAAAAAAGGAGCCGCCGATTTTTATTCGGCTGTTGGTGATTTACAGAGGGTTGTGCGAGAGAGACATCGGCTTTCAGCAAACCGCGTAGCTGAGATAACTGAGGAAGTTTTTTACGAAACGCATTTTCAAGTCATAACTCAATATATAGAGAATCGTTGTCCAGAACGTGCAAGAAAAGTAATAAATACAGTAACCGATATAACAATGTTACTTAATATAATAGAAGGCTTGTTGATGAGTAATACAGCATCGATGTGGACCGCACATTATTGTATCAATCTTATCGGTCAAAAAAGACACGGGCTATCACTAAAATTTTTGATTACTAAAATTCTGATAAGGGAGTGTGATGTTAATATACACGTGAAACGTATAATGCGGCTAAAAATAGGGCATGTGGAAAGATATCTTACACCTGAAGAAGTATCACAAATTATGAGTGATTAAGCGAATATATTTTTTTGATTTATCCTTTTATGTATAAAAGGATGATGTATAAAAGTTGATTATCTCCGTAGATATATTCTCTCCGTAAATTCTCCGTAGATATTCTCCGTAGATATATTCTCTTTGTAAACTCTTCGCGAATATATTCGCGAAAAATACGGAAAAGACCATGTACTCCCTACCGGCGGAAATACACACTATGATTCTTTATCAATTACCCATAAAAGAAATAGTGGCTATGAGTGAAACCAATGGGTATTTTCATGCGTTATGCAATACCCAATCACTGTGGAAGTTTTTGTTATCACGAGACTATAGCATAAAGCGAGAATTCTCCAATTACAAGGAAGAATACATACCATCTCATTTAGACTTATTCACTATCAAATCGTTGCGTCATAATTTATCTCAAACTAATATCGATGGTTGTCAAAGCAAACACAGGGCCGGATATATAGATATGATAGAGATAAATTTATCGGAGCTTGCTGTATCATTATTACTATTTCATAGAAAAGGTATCTTGAATCTTCATTCAATGCTTCAAAACCACATTATTACTTCACGTGTCGGATATCGGGCTACTATAGGAACCTTGATCGCCCGATTGGACACTAGAATTACGCATATTTACCGCGATAATATTGTAAAGTGCATTAATGAAGGTAAGCCTGAAAGGGTGAAGTCTATGATGGACGCTATATGCGGTAATATAATATGGATGAATGTAATAAGGATATCATTATCAAATCCTTATAAATCAGGATGTTTCATTTGGGTAGTGGATTATTGTATCGAGATTATCGAAAGTGAGGAATATGACTTACATTTGAAATACAGCGTCGCTAAAATAATAATATCTGCTAGCTTATGTTTTAAAGAGGTATGTACAGCAAAAGGGATCTTATCATACGCGGAAAAATATCTCACACCTGAAGAGATATCACAAATTTCGCGTGATTAAATGGATATTTTTTTTTATTTATCCTTTTGTGCACAAAAGAATGATGTAAAAAATATGAAAGTTGATTTTTTTGCAATCTCTTTGTAAACTCTTTGTAAATATTCTCCGTAATCTCTTTGTAAACGAGTTTACAAAGAAGACTATGTACTCCCTACCAGCCGAAATCCACGCTATGATTCTTTACAAATTACCTGTAAAGGATATAATGAGCATGGATCTTGTTGATAAATATTTCCATGAACTTCTTGCCGGTATGTGGAAATACTTATTGGTCAGAGATTATGATTTGGAAACTTGCGATTCGAGTTACAAAAATACGTACATATCCTCTTATTTAGATGTTCACACAATTCGGTTGATGAATAAAATACTAGAGGAAATGCTAGATATATTCCAAAATTGGAATGGAGCATTCCATTTTATTCTAAATTCGGAGACCTTTGATCATATAGATCTGTTAATACAATTTCATAAGGAGAAGGCATCGAATTTTTATATTCTTCTCAGTGATTTGCCAAACATGGTACCGGAAAAATATCGAGTTTCTGTAGAATCTCATATTACTGCGATTGATGCTTACTTTCATAGTTTATATTATGATCATATACGAAGGAGTTTAAATTTAGGTCATATGGAAAATGCAAGATCGTTGCTGGATTCCTTGATTGGCACCACGATAATACGAGAAATAATAAAAATTTTACTCGATCCAGCAGACACTACACCATGGACAATGGACTACTGTGTAGATATAGTTAAAAACAAAAAGCACCCTATGCAGTTAAGATATCGTATTGTAAAAATAGTGATGGCGGTGTATGAGAGTGATCGCAAGCGTATCAAACCAATGGTAAGATTAAATATAGATTATTTTAAAGAGTACCTTACACCTAAAGAAATATCGCAAATTATGAGCGAATAAAAAGATAAATACAAAAAGTTGATTATTTTATATGCGTTTATATTCTTCGTACTTTTCACAAATATATTTGTGAAAAACATAGAGAAAAATACGAATATATTTAAAAAATAGGGTGTATAACACGAAGTTATACTTGTTGAAGAGAGATTGCTCTTTCCTGTTTTTTTTACTACAATACTTGAGAATTCGCACTTAAACTATCCCTAAATTCATTCACTTCTTCATTTGATAAAAGAATATCTTGTGGCAATGTTACTATCAATTCTGAATTAAGTTGATATTTCCTACCTTTAACTATTTCGATATCTACGGCTATCTTTTTACGTTTCATAGCAAGGAATAAAGATAATCTGTACTTTATTGTTTCAATATTGGACGTAAAATCAGAGCTTTTCATTATTTTTAACTCATATATTTTAAATATATTTGTTGGGGGAAAATGGATCTTATTATGAATTTCTCCAATTTTCTTACAAAAAACTTTTACAACCTCTTCGTCATAATAGGAATTTCTTAAAATATTATTGAGTTCTTCTTGCATTTCTTCGATCTCTTTGTTTTGAACGATTTTGCTATTATCTTCTACTAAGTCTTTCTTATGACTGTTGAGATTTTTGACGTATTCACTTCTACAAATTTTGCATTCATTTCTTCTTCCGTCTTTCTTAGATTTGTCTATAGGAAAATCTTCAACCAGTTTATTCTCGCCACATTTATAACACTCCTTTGTTTTTCCGTCTTCAGGAATGCTTTGAGCGCCGGCGTTATGTTTTTCCGCCTTTTTTACAGATCTTAACAATTTATTTCTATTATTCCGGCAAATTTTACACATACTTTTACGCCCATCTTTTTTAGATTTATCTATAGGAAAATCCCCAAGATTTTTTTCTTCGCAACAACTACTACATATTTTCCCCTGCATTTCTTTAGAATCAATGGTTTTCTCTTTACAATGTATATTATTCACGTCTAAAAATTTTATAATGTATTCTTCGATGTCCGAATACTTGAACAAATTAGGAACTTCTATCAAAACTATATTGTTTATTCTGCAATATTCTTCTTTGAAGATATCCCTAACTACTTGTTTTTCAAAATCACCTTCTTTTCTGTGATATTTCGCAAACTGCATATAATGTTGAGGTCCATTATACTCTAATGCTATTTTGAGATCCGAGTTATATAAATCTAATTCTAACGATCTGCCCGTTTCAGGATTCTTAAAACTCGGAAGTCTGACTTTGTTAAATATATATCCAGGAAATAAACCTTCTAGTATTTCCTTACAAGCTGTTTCCTTTCCATTATAAGTCATCTTGTTTAGATTTTAAGTAAGGAACTTTCTAAATAAAAAAAATATATAGTATAAAATATCACATTTAATCCAATATTTTTTTGAGTTCTTCTATTTCTTTTTCAGTTATGGAACATTCTTCCGGCCAACTCATGATTATTTTGCCTTCCTTATAATTACGACTAGTATATATTTCTTCAATTTCGTAGCCGCATTCGCTTAATAAGAATTCCTTTATTTTATCGTCCGCATTGTTATCATTTGTTTTAATTTCTACACTATTTCGCAATGTTTTTCCTTGTGGTAGGAGACTTTTTTTAAATTCGTCTACTTCCTCGTAAGAAAGAAGAATATCGGGTGGTAACTCGACAATTAAATTGAAATCTAGTTGAAAATTTGTACTTTTACACACCTTAATATCCACATCAATTTTATTACGCTTGATGGCGAGAAATAAAGACAACTTAGATTTTATTATTTCTACACTAGATTTGAAGCTAGATCCGCCGGATATTTGTGATATACATATTTTTATTTTATTTGTGGGTTGGAACATAATTTTTTGGTAAGTATTTTCTATTTTTTTACCAAGAGCTTCGAAAACACTTGGACTGGTTTCGGGGTTTCCGAAAACACTATCGATCTCTTCATGTATCTTTTTAATCTCTTCGTTTTTGTTAGATTTTTTGACAATTTCAGGATTATTAGTTATTTTTTTCTTATTCGCATTGAATGTTTTAGCGTGTATTTTTCTGCATTCTTTACATTCGTTTCTTCTACCATCTTTTTTACCTTTATCAATGTGAAATTCTTCAATATTCTTTCTCTCGCCACATTTATTACACTCCTTCCCTTGGTTCTCCATTTTATATTATAAAATTTTATTTGGTTACTATTATAGGTCTACGTTCTTTTATTTTTTGAGACTTATACTTACGTTTTATATTTTTTAGAATATAAAAATAGGGATAAAAAATAATTTCAAAACTGGTTTTATTAATTTTTGACGAATACCGGAAATTTCGTCTGTCTTCGTCTGTTTATTATAAAATTAATTAGGAAAAAAAGCTCCTCCTAGATCGATTTATGACGAATAATACAAAGCCAACTATTAATTTCTTACAAAGAAAGCAATAAAAAGGGAATTACTCAAAAATAGAAATGTATCTCCGTAATAAACAGACGAAGACAGACGAAAAAAGTCTGGCAATATTTTGACCTATCTTTATATATTACC